CGTGGAACTTGTAAAAGACCATGAATTTACTCTTGAGCCAATTGTGCGCGCGGAGCCACTAAAAAATTCTTTTGAAGGTTTTCGCGCGATTACCGTTCCAAACATTTTTTCCCATTATAATAAAATGACACAAAAGGATTTTGATTTTCTCTATTCATTGCCACATTATAATGCGTGGGTGGTATATCAAATTACAATGAATAATAAAGCTTTTCGAGATTTGAAAAATTCCTAAATTTTTGATATAATATTTATACAAAATGAGGGAAGGAAAAAAGAAATGAATTATTCTAACGATGTAAAGATTATGATTTTGAAGAACCGAATTAGTCTTTTAGAAGCGCGAGGCGGTAGTGCGGCAATTGTCGCGAAGCTAAAGCGCAAGCTTTGTTCTTATACTAATAACCGGTTCTAAATAGAACCGTGGGCGCGTGGAAGGAACCATCTGTGAGATTGCCTGATGCGGCCTCAGCTGGGAAGGCTTACCAGCTTTATCAAAACCGAGCAACTAAGACCTCTCTCTAGCCAAGTGAATGGGTGGAAGCAAAGCAGTGGGTAGGATACTGGCTCTCCTATGGCGAAAAACCAGTCCAATATGGTGCCATCTTCTAACAGGATAGGAAAACGGCCTTTGGCAGGTTATTTTAAGTAAAAAATTGACGATTTTATACAGTAAAATGGTCAAAAATATGAGTTCAATTCTCATACTTGCCTCCACACGCCGTCAATTGGAGTTCGAGCCTCCATGGCATCACCAAGAGCGCTGATTGGGGTTCCGTCTAAGTGTTGCCTTGAAGTGGTAGCCACTAACCATTGACCCACAATGGGAATGAGAACTAGCTCTAGTATTCGCCTACCCAAAGTCAGATAAGAGGTAGAAGCCAATGAAGCAAACGCGTCGCTCGCAGTGTTTGTGGAGGCACCGCTATGGTTTAGAGGGTTCTTGTAAGAAGAACAGCATCCAAGTTCGAGCTTAGGCAGTTGCGAAGCCAAAGAAAGAAAACTCTGCGCGCAATGACACGTGTTTATCGTGTTGGTTTTCGAGAACACGTATAGCGCATTGATAAGGGTTTGGAGATTTCCACACACCATCTAGGGGTCTACCTCGTAGGAGACTACCGAAAGAAAATCTCCACTTTTATCCTGCCTTAGCACAACGGTAGTGCAACCGGTTTATACCCGGCATACGGCTCCAGATTAGGGCGCGATCTCGGTTCAAATCCGAGGGGCAGGACCATTACCTATGTTGAGAGTAAAGCATTGGCGTGAACGATAGTGATGCTTCCGGTGAAATTACTTAGCGTGAGTAAGTGCTTTCAACTTAGTGGTAAAAAAACTGGTTATATCCTCTATTGGTGTAATGGTAGCACACTTCCCATCAAGGAAGAGGGGTCGGTTCGATATCCTGCATAGAGGACGGCTTGACACAGCCGGAGTGTTATTATACAATTGGCGCTGCTCCTGATTGTATTCTTATTTAGAAGCAGTAAAGATACGAGTATGGTATCCGGCGCACCAGCAGTCGTTAAAGGCGAGATAAAGCTGAGCTGGTTTTATATGCGCTTGTAGCTCAGTTGGTTAGAGCAATTGCCTTTTAAGCAATGGGTCGGAAGTTCAAGTCTTCTCAAGCGCACCATAAAAATTCTCGCTGAGCTTATGGAGCGCGCGGTCGTGAAAAACGACAAGCTTACCGGAAGGAGCAACTATAGCCTTAGAGTAGGAACTAAGTGGCTATCGTCACGTCAGAAATTGAAGACGACCTAAGTCCTAAAAATTAGTTATAGTTGTGGCGAGAATTATTCAAGAAAACAACGAGGTTAAAATATAATTATGAATATTATCAGTCTGTTTAGCGGTTGCGGCGGTTTGGATTTGGGCTTTGAGCAGGCGGGCTTCAGTATTCCAGTCGCAAATGAGTTTGATCCAAAGATATATGAGACGTTTAAGACGAACCACCCGAATACGCACTTAATAGAGGGGGATATTCGAAAAATAACGAGGGAGGATATTTTGCCGTTTATCGACAGTGAGGTTGACGGGATCATTGGTGGACCTCCCTGCCAATCTTGGTCCGAGGCAGGAGCTTTGCGTGGGATCGAGGATGCCCGAGGGCAACTGTTCTTCGATTACATCCGGATTCTCAAGGAGTTCCGACCGAAGTTTTTTTTGGCAGAAAATGTGAGCGGGATGCTTGCCAATAGGCATAGTGAGGCTGTACAGAATATCTTAAAACTTTTTGATGACGCTGGATATAATGTTTCATTAACTATGGCTAATGCTAAAAACTACGGTGTGGCAGAAGATAGAAAGCGAGTATTTTATATTGGTTTCCGGAAAAACTTAAAAAACAAGTTCATATTTCCCAAGGGTTCGACTGAGGATGATGCTAAAAAAATCACACTTCAAGATGTTATTTGGGATTTACAAGAGAGTGCAGTTCCAGCACTTGTGGGAAATAAGCATAATCCTATAGCTATTAATAATAATGAATATTTTATTGGCACATATTCTTCTATGTTTATGAGTCGTAACCGTGTAAGGTCATGGAATGAACAAGCTTTTACAGTACAGGCTTCTGGTCGTCAGTGCCAATTACATCCTCAAGCACCAAAAATGGTTAAAATAAATAGTGATAAATGGGAATTTGTTAAAGATAAAGAGCATTTATATAGAAGAATGACAGTAAGAGAAATAGCCCGTATTCAAGGATTTCCAGATAGTTTTAGATTCATTTATAATAATGTCAATGATGCCTATAAAATGATAGGTAATGCAGTTCCTATAAATTTTGCTTATGAAATTGCAATAGCTATAAAAAAATCTTTATAAGATTTGAAAATTTTCTGAATTTTTGGTATAATATTTATAGAAAGTGAGGGAAACAAAATGGAAACTGAAGCTATGTGGAAACCCGAAGTAAAGAAAATGTCTCCCGAACAACTTGAGAAGTGGACGGCGCTCCGTAAGAAGTGTCAAGTCTTTCCTTCTCGAAAACCATACTCACGCAAAATCAAACATAAAAATCGAGAAAAAGAAGAAAACGAAATTTGAAAAACTTCTAAAATTTTGATATAATATTTATACAAGATGAGAGAGGAACAGGACTTTTTCCTTTCTTCCTGTTCCTCTCTCGTATGGATTGTAATGTGGCTTACTTGAAAATCATCCGATGTAGTTCAACTGGTTAGAACACCGCACTGATAAAGCGGAGCTTCCGGTTCAAAGCCGGCCTTCGGGTGGTTGGTAAGCGGTTCCAAGCCCGCATAAACACAGAGGAAAATCCATGCTCTACCCAGTGTCAGCCGCGGCTGAGACGAAAGCAATAGATAAGAATGGGTCTATCTTGCGCGTGGTATCAATTGATTTTTGGTAGTTGGTCATGAACGACTGCCAAAGGCTCTGGGGTGCGGGAACACCCTTCTCTGCGGGAGAAATGAACAAAGGCTTGTCTGGTTTGGCCACCGGACGGAACAGCCCCATAAGCGGCGGACGTGGCTGGGAGGAATACAGAGACTATCAATTGAAACAGTTTATCTCGGTTCTGTTCAAAAATCGACCGCGCACACTCTAATGCGCAATAGAAATAATTGAGCGCGTCCAGCTTGGTTGAGACGACTGGGGTTCCTGTAAGTTGACCCATAAAGCTTACACAGGGTTGGGTGAAGTCCGATAGCCTTGTAAGATAAGTAGAGGACTTCTAATATGCAAGTATGGTGGAACGGTCTACACATGGCATTCAAAATGCCACGGCAGAAATGCCTTGAGGGTTCAAATCCCTCTACTTGTACCAGAAATTCGTGTCCGCTAAGCTCTGTAATGATTGTGGCGAGGCTAAGGCGTTGGCAGATAAGGGGCAACCACACGAATTAGAAAATGGCGCGGTCGTCTAACGGTAGGACAGAAGGCTCATACCCTTCAAATGCTAATTCGACTTTAGCCCGCGCAACCATTCGCTTAGGCGAAACTCTCGTAGAGGATGGATTTTACGGTTCAACTACCACCGGCTTCCGCGTATGGGCGGCGATCAGCGATCGCCTGGGCTGACAACGAAGATATGTGGCTTTGTCATTTGTAGAGAGTATAATAAATAAAAACGAAAGTAAACCGTTATTTGTTCCTTGAAAATAAAATACTTTAGAACTCGATGACAAACATTCCGCGGCTAGGAATGTCGAGACATCTTGGAAAGAGGACGGCAGACAACGAAAAAAGGGGATACCCAAGGAAACTGACCGGTGCGCGCGGTGTGAACTTCGCGCCATAGAGGATGAACTCCCAATCCCACGAGATGGTATCGAGACTAACGCAAGTAAAGGTAGGACGCGCGTCGCCAACGCAATAGAAGCCTCTCTGAATAGGAGGGCTAAATCCTAATCTCCCTTAGCTGGTGACTGTGGGCAGAGCATTGGTTAGGAAATAACCATAAGTTGGTTTGCTGTGAAGCGAAGAAATTCGTGTATAAGACGTGTATGAGAACTCCGAGTAGGTAAAGGCAAACTCAGATATGATAATACTAAATATTATCATTTAGTAAAAAAGATGAAAAATTTGCTGAATGGTTACTGAAAGGTTCTGGTAATCAATCCAGAAGAGACTGTGCGCAAGAAGGTGCGGCTATGGGAAGTATGCGCGGGACGCTGTGTATGCTCAGCCCCATGGTGCTCTTGACTGAATATGCTTGAGGTTAGTTATCGGTAGGTTGAAGAACCCGAAGTATTTTATTTTCAGGGAATAAAATCCCTTTCGACGGACAGGAACGTCGAAAATTTTGAATAATAGGAGAGGAACTATTATGGCAAGATATTATAGTGACATTACAAACAAACTCTACGATAGCATGAGTGACCTTGAAAAGGAAGAAAAGAAGATTATCGCAGAGCGAGAAGAAAAGAAAGCAAAAGAACAGAAGAAAGCCGATGAGCGTAAAGCTCGCGCGCAAGAAGTCGATGAACTTCAAAAGGCATATGTAAAAGCTCGTAAGGACTATACTGATGCCCTAGAAAAGTTCTGTAAGGACTATGGCACATATCATACGTCTATTTCTACTGAAAATTTGTTTGATTTTCTTTTGAATTGGTAACAAACGGCGCCTCTTTTGGGGCGCCTTTTTTGTAAAAGAAAGGAGAAATAAAAATGAGACTTTATTTTCAAACATCTAATGGAGTGCGCCGTCTGATTGGGCAACCTCATAACCGCGCGGAAGCCTATCGTATCATCACTCAGTTTTTGGATGACCACAATTATCGCTCTTACTATTTTAGAGAATGGAAAGAGAATGATGAAATTTGGATTGATGCCGGAAGTTGGTCTGAATTTTTCATTCTAATTGAAGAAAGCTAATTGTTAGAGCCTCCGCGTGAGAAACCACTTAGAAAATAGAAAGGAAAATTTTATTCAGAAGGAGAACTTGAATGAAGAAAATTGAAGATTTCGATATGATACCTCTTGTCCAAATCCCACAGAGCGCGAACTACGCGTTGCCTGACGATAGTCTCCTGTCGTTTTACAATGATTTGGAAGAGCGATTGTTTTGGGTAACTGATGAAATCAATTCCTATTCTTTGAACTTGATACATTATATTCTAAAGTGGAATAGAGAAGACCAAGGTATTGAACCTTCCAAGCGGAAGCCCATCCGCCTTCTCATATCAAGCCCCGGAGGTAGTTTAGATATTTTTACTGCGATTGGTAATATTATCCAACTATCGAAAACTCCTGTTATCGGCATAAACATTTCTTGCTCTTATAGCGCGGCTGCCATGATTTTATTGATGTGCCATGAACGTTATGCTTTGAGCGAGGATGTTTCTGTTCTATTTCATCAAGGCAGTTGTTCTGGTGTTAAAGGGACATATGACCAGGTTGCAAGCTTTATGAAAAATTATGAAAAAGAAGTAGCACGTCTCTCTCAAATTATTCTTGATAGGACTTCTTTCTCGAAAGAAGAAGTAGACGAAAAAATGAAAGGTGACTGGTATGTAACCGCGCGAGAAGGTGTTGAGCGCGGAGTATATGATGGCATTGTTTCTTCTATCGATGAATTGATTTGAGGAGGGAGATTATGGATTATACTGGCATTAGGGATTTGAAGCTAAATTCAGAGGAATTAGCTCAATTTTATCAAGGTGACTATCCAATTCGAGACTTATTGGAGAACCAATACGTTTTCATTAGAGATGAAACTGATAAGATAGTTGATAAGTTCTTTTGGCGCGCGGAACACCTAGAAAGAGTTCCGTTCGTAACTTTTTCTTCTGATTATCTTGGAAAGATAAAGCCACGGAATCCAGAACAAGAATGTGCTTTCCATCTTTTGAAAGATACAAAAACAAAAGTCAAATTGATTACTGGACGTTTTGGGTCTGGTAAATCTATGAGTATGATTGCTCAGGCTAATGAAGCTCTTGAAAAAGGGGTCGTAGATAAAATTATCTATGTCCGTAATAATATCGCTGTGCGCGATACCTCAGAGCTTGGCGCGCTTCCAGGGTTGAAATAATCTGGCTCTGGAAATAAAAATAAATCCTTTGAATTGCTGGAAACTCCTTAGAGCCAAATAAACCACAACGTAGTATTGAGAAAAATACAAGCGTGATGGTTTGAAAATTATTTGGATTGGACAATCAGCAGCTAAGTTCCGATGAGGAAAAAGTTCAACGACTATCCCAGAAGGGAGTAGGAGAAATCCGAAGTGGAGGAATACTATGGAGAATAAATATTATAAACCTTGTAGATTATCTCTACAGGAACAAAATCGTATTATACAATTATATACTAAGAATCATCTTTCAATTACTCAAATTGCAAAACAGACTTGTCATAAGTCATCAACCATTTCTAAAGTTCTTCATAACCATGATATTGAAGTTATTATTGGCCTGAGAAAATATCAACCGACCGAAGAAGAAATCAATAAAGTAAGAGAAATTATAGAAGCTCATGGCAGTTACATTGAAGCTTCAAAAGCAATCAATAGAGATATTACTATTGTAAAAAGAATTGTTGAAGAAAATAATTTTTCTTATGACTATCGTCCGTATAATAAAAATATGAGGCATGATTTTTTCAAAGTTATTGATTGTCCAGAAAAGGCATGGCTTCTAGGATTTTTATTTACGGATGGAAGCGTTCGTCAAGTGGGAAATAGTTTTCAAATTCGCCTTTCTATTCAAAGAGAAGATGAAAACATGATTGAAGAGATTAGAAGATGGTTGAACCTTGATAATAAAATTCTTCATGATATTAGACCAGGGAAAGAATGCAGTGGAATTGAATTTACCAGTAAAGAAATTTTTGAAGATTTATCTAATTATGGAATTGTTCCAAATAAAACTTATTTGACAAATTCTCTTTTTATAGATAAAATTCCAGAGGCTTTCCGGAGAGATTACATTCGAGGGGTTTTTGACGGAGACGGCGGGCTAAGTTTTACTGGTAATATTTATGAAATTGACTGTAATTTTACAAGTCATTTTTATGAAACGGTTCAAGAATTTCAAGCATATATTGACAAGCAAATTGGAAAAACTAACCACAATAAGATTCAAGAATTTCCTGGGAAATGTCGTTGCTCATGGAGAGGACACCAACAGGTGTTGAAAATTTTATCTTGGTTATATGATGATTCAAAAGTATATTTGAAAAGGAAATATGATAAATATTTATGGATAAAATCCACAGTATAAGATATAGTCTATTCTTACATGAAAGTGTAAGTAAAAAACAGAAATAGACAAGTTATTGCCATTTTTGATGCAATTCGCAGACCACGTTGGCGGCAAAGAAGCTCTTATGACAATGATAGCACAAGAACGGCTGGAACCAATTCACTTGGGTTATCTTCGCGGGCGAGACATCAGAAATTCAATTATTTATGTAACAGAAGCGCAGAATCTAACAGTAGACCATATCAAGCTTCTTTTAGGTCGAGTCGGCGAAGGTTCTTATCTTTATCTTGATGGTGATTTCCATGCTCAAATTGACCGTTCAGTTTTTGAACGTTCTCCTGGTCTAAAAAAACTTATTGAAGTTTTATCTGGAAATAAGTTATTTGGATATGTAAATCTGGTAAAATCAGAACGTTCAGAAGTGTCGGCGTTGGCTGACTTATTGGACGAATAATTTGAAAATCAGCACCGGCTTCCTGCGGCGCTGTCTATATATATCGTAGGGAGAGGGCGCAAGTCCTCTCCTTATTTTATTAGGAGTGATAATAATGGCGTCTCAATATTGGAGGCAATATGATAATTCAAAAAGGTTTTCTAAATTAGATGTCTTTTATAATTATTTGGGTTCAGACCCACAAAGCTCAATTTTAGCTTCTCTAAAATCTCAAGCTTTAAACTCTTTTGATAATCATTTGAATAACGTAATGCAAGTTTCAAAAAATGTCGAGCCTTATCGCAGAATTGCAGAATATGAAAAGGAGAAAGAGCTAGCTCTTTTGAGTAAAGTATTCAATAAGGATTTACAAATAAATCTTCAAGACAGTAAAGACGTAAAAACTTTGATTGATGCTTTGAATAGTGTTCTAAACATAAAAGAAGTCTATGAAAGAAACATGAAAACTTTGGAGCTATCTAAAGGTGGCAGGAAGAGTGTTATTTCTTTCTTTCCAACTTACTTCCTCCAAGTATGGAACGAAAGATGGAGAGATATCTATGATGCAACTTGTACTACTTTTTCTATGGGCGGTATCACACTAGAAGCGGCACTAAAAAAAGAAATTGATAATGTCGTAGACGATATTACTATTACGGCAATAGAGAGGATGCTATCGGCCAAGGCTGAGATGAAAACAATGCGTGAAGAGGAAAAATATAATACAGCCTATTCTGAATTGCTCAATGCAATTAGAAATGTTCCAAAATATAGGAACGAAATTTTAGAAAGAATACGTTCTATTTATCAATTGGATAAAATAAGCGAAGGAATTGCAAAAGAACTCAAAGGTGAAAATCAAAAGATTACACGTAATCAAATCGGAAAGAGACTAAAAACTTCAGCGAAAAAACCAATAAGTTTCAAAAGTGGTTCGCGCGGCGGCTACACTCTTGAAGCAATCGAGAAAATGTCATTCAATCTTATTGCAGAAAGCCTTGAAGAAGGTAGAGCAGTTCATACTGGCCAAATGGGCAACATGAAAGCAGATAATATGCTAATTATTGGAGTAGATGGCAGTATTATTGACGAATGGCTTGAGGATATTTCCCAAATCTCAGGTTCATCGCGCAAAGATAATTTACAAAGAATAGAAAGACTTCAAGAACTCACTAAGGGAATACATGAAGGTTTTGTCATTTATTCCAGCGATAAAAACTGGACTTTGAACCAAGCTTTCCGCGACCAATTCGGTTTTCCTGCTGGCTCAGCCATTTCTGCTCAATCCTATTATGACGTCACGCGCAAAGTAAACAAAAATGCGAGAACTTTTGTCGGCTTGATGCTCAATACAATTCAAGGTGCTATTATGGGAACTGATGCCGCGCGGGAAGATTTAGCTAAGGCTATAGCGACAGATATTGCAGTTATGTTGTTTGATGATTATCAGACAATCGGGGATTTTCGTAAGCAAACAGGGCCAAAAGCAATCCATATCATGAATTTGGGGAATATAATGGTTCCGTTGTCTGTTTTTCTTACAATGCTTGCAAATGCAGTTGAACGAGCAGAAACTGATGTAGATGATTTTGTAAAAGTTGTTATTACTACACCGGAGATTGAATTCAAAGATTATGCGGCGCAAAAGGCTTGGATGGCCAATCCAACAAAAGGTTATGAAGCGAAAAGCGCTTGGACGTACCAGCGCGATGAGGCATTGAGAAAAACCCGCATCTCCGTAAATTTCCTCAAAGAGTTCCGCGCATTTATTACCTCTCTTGGTAAATAATTTGATTTTTTCCTAAATTTTTGATATAATATATATAGAAAATGAAAGGAGATTTCAAATGGACTTTTCTCTTTCTACGGTTGAAGAATTGATTAGACCGCTACTGAATGAAACTGAATACGGCTCGCTTGAGGATTTTTATCGAGGCGAAATGGAGCGTCGAGATAGTTGGTTGAATGAGATTGAAGATGAGTTCGGAATTGAGGTTTCTCGCGGAGAAACGAAACTTGTTGTTTTTTCTCCTGCCCTAAATGGTTGGGTTTTGAAAATCCCTTGTCTTTCTTATTATCTTGGCGCAGAAGTCGATTTTTGTAAAATTGAGGTTCTGAATTATGAAAAGGCAGAAGAAGCTCATTTGGAGCGGTTTTTTGCGCCAACTTATTTTGTTGGAGAATTCTATGGCGTTCCTGTTTATGCGCAGAAAAAAGTCGAGTGCGAGGAATGTACGGTAAGTGAAAGTTTTTATGAATGGGCAGAGCGCAATACTGATAAAGACGATTATGAGGATGAAGAAGTGTTCTATGATGTCGTTTATTCTCGTTCAACAAATATGTGCCTAAGTGAAATTCTTACTGCGCTTTATGAAACTGAAGATAGTGTTTCAGGCGAAGAAATTGATGAACTTTTTCGGTTTTGTCTTAGAAATGAGATAAATGACCTTCATAGCGGCAATTGGGGATATACAAAAAATCATTTTCCTGTTTGTGTTGATTATAGTGGTTTTCAGAATTTTTATAATTGAAAGGAGTAATAAAGATGAGAATTATTGGAGTAAAGTTTAGAAATGTAGGAAAGGTTTATCATTATTTCACAAAGGTTCCTATGAGAAAGGGATGGACTTATAATATTATTGCCGATGGAGTTCAGAGTTATACATCGCCAGTTACTGTCGTAGATGATAATGTTTGCGCGACGGATGCTTATCCTGAACTTCGGACAATTACAAAAGCAGTTGTTGTTGATGCACCAAAGCCCAAGAAAACGCTTGAACCGCTTTTGAAAAGAGTTGTTATCAATGAGGAGAAAGGAATTACGACTTTCCTTTGGAAGGATGGCCGTAAAACTCAAGTTCGTTGCCAGGAAGGCGATGAATTTGACCCGGAAAAGGGCATTCTTCTTTGCGTTTTGAAGAGATGTTTTGATGATAGAGGCTCTTACAATGATTGGCTGAGAAAAGTTTTGAAGGAGAATGGATATGGGGAACAATAATATTCCCTACTGTACACACCATCAGTATAGAATTTATGGAGATAAGCTCTGGAAGAAATGCTTGAACCCAAAAGTCCGCGCATCTAAGCAGCGTTGCCACTATTTTATTTGGTTGAAAAGAGGAACAAAGTTATGCAAAAATTCTTTAATTGAAAGGATAGGTGATGAATAAATGAATAGGTTGGTTATGTTGGCCGGCCTTTCTTAGCCGGCAGTGGTAAATCTACTCGCGCTAAGCGGTATGGTGCTTTGGGTTATAAAATTTTTTCATCTGATGCACTGCGCGCGGAACTTTTTGGAGATGAGAATGACCAAACTCATAATTCAGAGGTTTTTGAAGAACTTCATCGGAGAATTCTCAAAGCTCTTGATACAGGAGAAAACTGCGTCTATGATGCTACAAATTTGAATAGGAAGCGACGTATTCAGTTTTTAGAAAGATTGAAAAAGTATGAGGGGTTAGAAAAACGAATTGAAGTAATTGTTGCTCCTGTTGATTTTTGCGTAGAACAGGATGCCAAACGCGCGAGAACTGTTGGGTCCTCTGTAATTCAAAGACAGGTCAGTCAATTCCAAATGCCGTTAGTTGAAGAGGGCTGGGATTATATTGCAGTTTGTCCTTTGAAGGATATCGGCGGTCAGACTTCTCCGTATCAATTAGATGAATTTCTATGGGGGCAAACGCCGCACAACTGCGCGCCGTATCATTTGGAAACGATTGAAGCTCATATGAAAATAGCATATCTTTTAGCTAAGACAAATGATGAGCCAGATTGTATCCAAATTGCTCTGAAGTATCATGATATAGGTAAGTTTTTTACTAAAAAATGGAATGAAGAAAAAAGCCGAAATACTTTTTATGGTCACCAGAATTGGAGTGCTTACTTTTATCTATGCTCTTCTACATACCTTGATTTAAAGGTTAAGAATGAAGAAGAGGCTTTTGCTGTTGCTACGCTAATTTCTGAGCATATGGAGCCACATCTCAGTTCTTGGGATAAAAAGAAAGGCTTTTATGGCGAAGGTTTTAGAAATCTCTTAGAATTGATAGCTTATTATGACGATTGGGCGAGTATAAAGGATGAACGGGAATAAACCGCTCTTTCTTTTATAATTTGATTTTTTCTTGTTTTTTTGGTATAATATTTATATAAAGATGAAAGGAAGAGATAAGAATGGAACTTCAAGATTTTTTGCGAAAGAATCCAAAGGGTTATGATGCAATTTTATCGGCGGCGCCGTTTTTTTTGAAAATTCAGCATGAGGATGGGTATGTCCTTTTCAAGTATGACCAATTGAAGTCTGATTTTTCGCTGCCGATTGTGCGCGAAGCCCGTGGAATTATTTTCCGTGAGGACAATTTCAAGTGCGTGCGCCGTTCTTTTGATAAGTTTTTCAATGTTCAGGAGCCGAACGCGGCGAAGATTGATTGGGATACGGCATGGATTACTGAGAAAGTTGACGGCTCTTTGGTATGTATTTGGTATGATAACGGTAAGTGGCATCTTTCTACGAATGGCCAGATTGATGCTTTCAAAACTCCGACTGGTTCCATTCTCTATCCGACTTTCGGCGCGCTATTTGAACGGGCGCTAAAGACCTATGGATATAAGTCTTTTGAGGAATTTTGTCGACCGATACCGACAAATCAATGTCATACTTTTGAACTTTGTACTGAAGAAAATCGCATTGTAATTCCTTATGAAGGTTTTCACATTTATTATCTTAGTTCTTATAATTTAGAATATGAATATGAAAGATGCTATCGAGATTGGGCTAGAGTAGCTCTTGAAGTTGAAATTCCGAAAATCTGTTGGGCATTTTCGATGGAAGAACTCATTAGAAAAGCTTCGAAGCTTCCTTGGGATGAGGAAGGATACGTTGTATGCGATGCTAATCATAATCGCGTAAAAGTAAAGTCTACCCAGTGGCTCAATGCACACTATACTCTAAATAATAATGTGGTAACGCGCAAGCGGCTTCTTGATGTAATTCTCGCTGGAGAAGAGGACGAGTTCCTTGTTTTTGGTGAAAAGTATCGAGAAGAGCTTGAGAAAATCCACTTACAAATGGATTTTTTGAAACAAAAGGCTCAAGAATTTTTATTTGCGTTATCTCCGTTTCTAATGGAACCGCGCAAACTATGGGCCGAACAAGTTTCAAAAATTTCGATTTCTATTATTCGTGCTTATCTTTTCAAATACTATGATACTCATATGACTTGGGAAGATTATACTAAAGATTGGGATAGTTCTCAATGGGAGCGAGTATTAGAAAGAAACTAAAATAAAAGGAGAGAAACAAATGAAGCCACACTTTTTACAGAGAACTACGTGGTGCTTCATTTGCGTTATTGCTTGTATTTTTTTATTTACATTACAGACTTCAAGCGCGCAAATCGAAGCCGATTTGACCATTGATAGGAGCCAAGCAGAAATCCAACGTCTCCAGATGGAAAATGACGGGCTGAAACGCCAAGTTGGGGAACAAAAAAGAATTATCAATTCTTTGGAGCAAGAAAATGTAGTTCTTGAAGAAGAACGCGACAATGCTTTAGAGGTACTCGCGCAAAAGGAAGCAGAAGATGCTGAGAGAGCCGCTAAGCTAGAAAACTTTGAAGAGATTGATATTTTAGCAAAATTGCTGTATTGCGAAGCCGGAGGAATGGGGTATGAAGGACAGCTTTGGGTGTGTTCTGCTATTCTAAATTTGAGTGACTATACTGGTCGCTCAGTTTGGAACCTCGCGCATGATGAGGGAACAATGGCAGTCGCGCCGTATGTTGATTACGCGCGCCCGACCGCTATGCAATATGAAGTAATTAGAGATGTGTTCTATGGTTCGCGCATTGAAGACGTGTGCTATTTTAGAACTTTGAGTTATCATACTTTTGGAACACCGATGGTACAGATTGAGAATGTATTTTTCTCTGCACCGTGAAAGGAGGATTAGATGAGCGGAGGAATTATTCCGAAAAGAGGACAAGGGACACCAGGATTTTCAACTTTGATAAATGGAGAATTAGGAGTTTCTACTGACCAAAAGACTCTTTATTTAGGAACCGCTCACGGTCCAGTAGAAATAGGAAACCGTTCTAGCACTACAGTTATTTCTCCATATGCTAATACTTATACCACGCTTAGTAAAGTCCAGCAAAATTTGACTGTGAATTTTCATAATCTTCAGACAGGTAAGACATATCACCTATATTGTCTAACGACTTCGCGCAAAGGTGGAAATAAATATGGTGATTGGTATCATCCAAAAAACTTCCATCTTGGGTATAAAAACCAATTGGAAGGGTGCTATGTCTACGATAAGTACCAACCGACAATTCTTTTCCAAAGTACTCCTTCTTGGATGCCGAATAACGGTTTACTTCAAACAGAATGGACATTACCAAATTCAACTTCTTTATCTATCCGTCTAAATGATTGGATCGTCCCGCTTGTAAAACCAATGAATGAAACAACAAGATTAGGCCAACCAAATTTTTCAACTTGGTCGTTTGATAATAAACGCTATGTCGCTTCTATTATCGGGGTAGCTCAAAAAACTCGTGCCTCTCGTTTGTTCAAATTTTGTCTTGCCGATGAAGATGGTATCATTTATCCCTGTCAGCACACTTTGAAAATAGGGTCGGCTGGAAAGATTGGCGAGAATTTTCTTCTGATTGATATAAACAGAACGACTGGGAAAGGTTTTATTCCATCAAGTTATCTTTATTCTTCAATTTTCTAATAATAATGCTGCGGCCCAACTGAAGAACCCAATGGTTCCAATTGTCTAACCTTATGGATCGAATTGACGGTTGCAGCATTTACATATAAAAACCCCGAAGGATTTTTGTCCTTCGGGAATTTCTTTATCTATCTTTACAGCCAACACTTTCGGCATAACGCTTATTGATAATAAGCATTCTGATCATATCCTCAGTCAAATTGAGGTTGCCGTTTTCATCGCCACGGAGCGCGCCAGCATCAACTATTTCTTGAATTTCAGGTTGCGCCCACTTTGGCATATCTTCAACGTGTTGATAACGAACCATATTTTCTTCCTCCAAAATTTCATTTACTCTTTGAGCAATTTCACCCATTCGGCCATAAAGATAATCGCCAGGACAAGACTTGTTTGCATAGTCACGGTGAACGGTCATATTACAACCATTTAGGTGATTGACGCGCTCGTTCTTATTGGTAGACCACACGAGCTTTTCGATACCATTGCGCGCGCAAATATCCGCGCAAAGCTTGATTACGGCTTCAAAGGCGGCATCAGTAATCCAGTAAGGGTCAGTCATGTCAGAGGCGACCTCAATCGTGATGGCGCGCGCGTCATTATCACGGTTGGATGAACACCAAGAACGATTTTTTTCCTCTACCACAAGAGAAATATCGCCGTCTTTGCCAACGCCATAGTTGCAACTTGCTTGGCGGTTGCCTTGGAAACAATATGCAATGCCAGCAGCGGTCAATTGGCCAACTACGCAGTGGATTGTAATAGTGTCGATTTTGTGATCGCGCAATCCGCCGTTATTTGGCGAAAGTAGAGTAAAAGTAGCTAATGTACTATTAGTAAAAGCCATTTTATTTCTCACCTTCTTCAAGGGATTTCTTATACGAAATAGTGGAAAGACCAAGCATCGCGTTCAAGAATGTGACGAGCGCAGTGATAGTACCAACGACTTGTTCACCATACGGGAAATTCCAAATGCCAGCGATCGCAAAATAAAGAGTGCCAAGAGCGGGGAGAAAATATCGAGCAATCCATTTTAGGATGTCATAAACTCTATTTGGAAGTTTCATTTCCTTCATCTCCTTTTGTTTTTTCTTCCTTCAAAAGGAAGTAGCAATTACTTGAAAAAACTCAATCTTTTTGATTATTAGCAAATTCCCAAAGTTCGTCCATTTTTTCTGGTGCGCAATAATCAACCCAGAACCAATGGAAAATTTTTGGGATTAGTTCTTCTGTGTTTGGGAAATTTTCGGCGACGCGGCGTATCATTTGGTCAGCAAATTCTTCAATTGGAGTATTATAGAAATCTAGACGCGTTTCATTACTTAGTAGTTCTATCCAGAGATAGAAGCAATAAACGTCTTGGAGGATTGCAAAAAAGAAATCACGAGACATAGAAAACCACTCCCTTTTAGACTAAATCTAAAAGGAAGTGGCGTTTTTATTAAGTTAGTAGAGAGTTTTGAGCTTTCTTCCATTCTTCGTATGGCAGGAAATTATCAGCATTTATGTAGTTGATGTATCTTCGCAGACCACGTTCAACGTGACTGCCGTAGATGCTGATTACGTATTTTATGGCTGCTCAACTATACGTTGTAAAACTAAGTTGTCGTATCTGTTGCTGCCGTCGCTGTGATTACAACGTCGCCTGTGACCTTCGCAATGGAGATCGCGCCGTTGCTGTACGCAGTTGCCGTGATGTCCTCGCCGCCCATTGTGACCGTCACCGTCGCGCCCGACATGGTGTAGCCTGCCGAGGGTGTCAGCGTGGCGGCAAATGCACCCGCACGGACTGTCTCTCCGGCATAGTCGATAGAGCAGTTGCTGAGGGTCTTGGTGATTGCATAAAATACGTTGGTGTATGCAACGATGTTGGATGCGGCGCTCTCAATAAAGTTGTTGCCGATTGCCGTAAAGTCGTCGGTCATGTCAAGATAATTACCGACCGCCAACGTATCCAGCGCAGCTTTTACAGTTGATACATTTTTGTCTGCAATCTTGCCTGTGTAGCCAATGTTGGCAGCATTGAGCTTACTAATTTCAGCTGTAATGTCAGCAGCAGTAGCTGCGCCAACATCAGCAGCAGTTAGTGTAATATTACCAGACAGTGGCTTATTGTTGATTTTTGTAGTGTTTAAAACGTAAGAACCTTCATCGCCCAAAAGTTCCCACTTTGCGCCAGTCCATACGAATTCTTTATGGTCATCTGCACTAAGAACAACGTCACCTTTTGCAACCTTAGTAAAATCATATCCTGCGATTACTGGGTCAGCAGTAGAGCCGTCTACGATATTAGCAGTGGCTTTACCGACTAAGTGCATTGCGCCAGTCTTATCAATCAAGTCATCTAAAATTTGGTCTAGAATTTTTGGATTGGTATTATATGGCGTCTCAAAGACATAATCCATAACATCCTGTTTTGACATTTTCTCACCTCTCAGTTATTCTCTATATAAGTAGGACTTGTGTCAGCTTAGTATACTAATTTGAAAAACTCTCAAATTTTTGGTATAATAAAGTATAGAAAAGTGGAGGAGAAATAAAAATGGATTATAATTCTACTATGAAAGAAGTAATGTCGCGCGTGGATAATGCCTGTAAAACTTACGGAAAAGATAGATGGATTTGTACCGCGCTTTATGGTAGTCAAAATTATAATATTGATACTGACAAAAGTGATATTGATACTAGAACTCTCGTTTTTCCGTCGAAAGAAGCTATTTTTAGAGGCGTCCGCGAGTATCCAAAAACTGTAAAATTTGAGAATGGAGAAGACTGCGTAAAAGATATTCGTGATTTTATTATGAACGCAATCCGTGGTGGAATTTCGTTCCTTGAATGTATGTATACTCCATATATTGTGGTAAATCCTCGTTTTCAAGAATATTGGAATATGATCACTGAAAAGAAAGGTTATTTTTGTACATACACACGGCCACGCGTTGCGTCATGCGCGCTTGGTCTGGCCAATAATTACTATAAGCGGTATCAAGAGAGAAAGGACGAAAAATCTTACGTCCATCTTTGCTGGATACACTACTTTATGAGGACTTTTTGCTTAAACCCGTTTTGGGAAAGTTTGCGTCCGGCACGATTTGTAATTGATGGTTACTGGTATAGGGATGAGGCTACGGAATTGCTGTTAGAGGATTGCGTAGAGTTTTCAAAAAAGATTTATTCAGGAACAAGAGAACAACGAAATTTACTTGATGACCGTGCGATTGTATTTGGTTTTTCTTTGATTGATACCATTATGGAGGCATATTTACATGAAGTTTTTTGATAAAATGAGAACTAAGAGATGGCAAGCACGGCATCGGTTGACGCCAAGTGGAGTTTGTCTTAGAAATTATTGTGAGTTGATTTGTAACGGGAAATGGACGCGCGAGAACTATATAGAGGCATATGAAGAAGAAATTGCACGCGCGAAAGACATCTGGGAGAATTCACACAATATTATGGTAGAAAGAGAAGACGCCGCGGCTCTTCTTTTTGATATGCTAAACAATTGCAGGGAGGACTAAAAATGAAATATAGAGATTATGAGTTCAGACAACTAAAGAATTGCCCGGACAAGTGGGAAATTGTGCAATGGTTCCCCAAACAGCTTATTCCTTCTTGTGTGACAGTAATGATTTTTACATGGAAGCCAAGTGCCCATGAAATTGAGGTTTATCCAATTATGGACAGAGTTTTGAGAACTTATCAAGTGAAAAACTTTGATAAGTGGCTTGATGTCTGTATGAAGTCTATTGAACTTTCTATGGAGGAGAATGAAGACGATGAATAAGTGGAAGTATTGGGGTCTTTGGACTTTTACGTATCTTGGTACGTATTTTGGCGTTTCGGCGTATATTAGGAGCTTTGAGAATTATTCTGAAGCGCTTCTTACCGTTGTAAGATTTATTATTATTGCGTGGTATTTGTTCGGGTGTAATTGGAATGAAAAAAACAATTGAAGAATTGATTAGAGAAAATCTTTCTTTGAAAAAAGAGGTTAGGACTTTGAAGGAGGTATCACACGCGCATCAAGAACTTGTTGGCGCGCTTTACCGCCGAATAGATGAACTAGAAAGGAAAATTCAAAAAGATGAATAAGCTTACGATGATGAGAGAAAACTATAAGACAGATGAAGATTTCAACCTCGCGCTTGGTAACGCAGTCCGTTTTTTCGCAGATAATGACTACCAAATGAAATGCTATTGGGACGATAAGGGCGTGGGCATCTTCGTGATTGAGTTCGATTATCAGGACGTGGGACTTAGCGGATGGGAATTGGCATGGGAAAAAATTTGATTTCTTTCTAAAATTTTGGTATAATATATATAGAAAATAGGAAAGGAATTGATAAAATGGCAGGTTATAAGAAGTCCAAGTATAAGACGGAAGATACTCAGAGATGGACTGTCGAAGCACTTGTAACTCTTGAAGAGGAAAAGCGAGCTATGACTTGTAGCGAAATCAAGAGCAGTAACTTGGAATTGGTTGAATTGACGCCCCAAAAGCTCGCGCGCTGTCTGAATGACTTGTGCGAGAGAGGTCTTGTGATGAAAACGAAGGGCAAGGATAATTTGATGCACTATAAGAGTGTTGGAGTTATCCTTGAAGAAGGTTATAATCTTGCCGATTTAGTATATTGATAGGAGGCGCGGGATGGAAAATCGAGAAGTAGTAAGAGAAGTTCTTGAAATGAGTGGATGCCAGAGTTCTAAGTCGATTAGCGCGATGGCAAAACGAAAGTTTGGCTTTGAGATTAGTCCCGCGCAAGTTTCTGGCGTGTTGCGCGCGATGGTCGCAAAAGGAGAAGTTGCTAGTTCCTCTGACGGAAGTGGGCAAAAGCTGTATTGGATTATGCGAAGAAAGGAGTTTTGACAATGGTTCGCTATCATGTGGTTCTAAATTATGAAGAAGATGGGTCTTATAAGACAATGACAGAGCGCGGCATCGCGGCGGGGCCTACCGCGCAGGAGGCTCTGACGCAAATTGAGGAGTATTACGGCGACGACATTGAAGCAATTCGTATCGAATATTCTGATGATATGAGCGACAAGATTTACGCCGCATTTTCGGAAGAAGACTATCCGTGGCTGACGAAGGAGGACTAATATGAGTACAACTTATTCTTTCTATTTTAAGGGTAACGACAATAAGTTCTATCCACTCGATAGCTTTTGTGGAAGTTCTACTGTGTCGCAAGCTATGGATGTGAAGTTTGGGAGAAATTTTGCGTATTGTCAGCGCAAGCCTATCACGAAAGCAGAACTAAAAGAAGTTTCTGACTTTGAAAATGACCGTGCGCGCGACCTCGAAAAGGAAAACGAAGGATGGCGTCAGCGCCAACTAGATATCGGGTCTTGGAATAATACCATTGACGAAAAGCGTCAAGCAGTCTCTGATATTGAAGATGTGATTGACGAAAACAATGGTGAGATTGATTGCTGCCGACTGGCAAAATCTTTTTTCGATTTTCTCATTGGTATTCTGGAAGAGGCTAGTTTCTCTTACGCAAGTGAGACTGATGAGAATGTGGATGCAGATAAGTATATTTACTGGGAAGTGTCGTAATGAAGAGGCCAATTACTAGGATTTCTTGGGGCCTTTTCTATGGTTCTTTTTGGATGAGGTTGAGGGATATCCCAATCTTTTTCAAACGAATTTGGTATACATTGCGCCACGGCTATCCGCCGCAAGCCACTTTGGAAATATTCGAGTGGCATCGGCGCGTTATGTTAGAGGTGCTTGCGCAATACCGAAAGCAAATGCACGGATGGCCAGAATATATTCCTATTGAAAATGGTGATTGCCGTCAAGTCTCGTTTGAGGAATGGGGCGATATCATTGATGAAATGTGCGCGAAGCTCAATGATATGGATGAAAATGACGACTGGTACGATGAGAAGAACTTCCATGAGGAACTAAAAGCGCGCGAACAAGCGAAGAATGACTTTTTCCATCTTTTTTCTCTTTACTATTATAACCTGTGGGACTAATCTCTCACAGGTATTTTTATGGGATAAATTTGATTTTTTGCCAAAATTTTGCTATAATATAGATACAAGATAGGAAAGGAAGAAGTAAAATGGTAACGACCTTTAAGACTAATTCTGATATTACTCTTTATAATCAAGATTTTTCAAAGAGGCAGTGGCGTCGGCTTTGTAAGGCACTCGGCGCGGGAAAGAAAGATAAAGTTCTTTGGGTTGAAATTCCTGCGAATTCTATTGAGTTAGTTTGTAAGCCGACTAAAAGTGAGATGGAAGAGTGGACAAAGCGGAGCAGAAGTAATGATTTCAAAAATTTGGGAGGTAACAATGGCTAAATACGTGGATATCGATGCAGTAAAAGAAGCTGTTAGAAAGGCTGAATGTGATGCCAATTGGGACGGGCGCATATTTGATGCTGAGTTCATTGAAAACGCTCTTGATTTTATTCCTGCCGCTGATGTCGCGCCGGTGCGGCAAGGGCATTGGATTAAAGACAATGATAGTTTTCAGACAGATGATTATTATTGTTGCTATTTTGACTATAATTGCAGTGAGTGCGGCGAGATTGTCAATGACAGACACAAATTGCCAAATTATTGCCCTAACTGCGGTGCGAAGATGGACGAAGAAACGGAGGATAAATAATGATTACACTTAGAGAGGTTGAGGAACGGATTGAGCGCGGCGATAAGCCAGAGGCTATCCAAGAATTCCTTGAGGAGGCCGCGCGCAGTGGTAAAATGTTTGATAGCGAGCTGGTTCGTTTTATTTGCGATGGTTTTGAAGGTGATGATTATGTTGAAAATATTGACTACTTCTACCAAAACTTTGAGGACCGTTCGCGCTGGTCGATTGTCCGCACAGAAATTGTCCGTTTTAACTCAGACCAATATTACTCTTTTTGGTATGGAGTCGGTTTGACTGAAATGCAAGAAAATGAATGGTATGACCAGAAACCGCATATCGCTCGGCAGAAGAAAATTGAAAAGTGGATTTGGACGGAGGAGGAAATTGAGAATGAAACTAATTCCTGAAGAGAAGCGTTACGCGCGTCGGTGTTATTTTTGCCATAGAAGTCATCTTTCGAGTAACCCAGTAGCTTTTGAATTAGATATTGAAGAAACCAGAATTCCGGAAGAAAAGGCAAAGTTTTTGGGCGGTTCGGTTTATTGCTGTAAGGAATGTTTACAGAAGGAGTTGATGGCGACGTAATGGAGATTTTGAATACGTTTGAATATGTAGAAAAGGTTCCAGGATGGCAAATCGCAATTCTCGTTGTATTTGGAATTGCATTTATTTTCTTTGAAGTATTTTTTGCTTGTAAAAAACAGTGGGGCCGAACATGGGCCTGCGCGTTTATGGCACTTATTCTCATTTGGTTGGCGCTCAGTTTGTGTTCAGCAAAGAAGGAAGAAACTCGATATGAGTGCGCGATTGATGATACGACGTCTTTTAATGAAGTTATGGAAGACTATGAAGTTGTAGAGCGGCGTGGAGACATTTGGGTTTTAAGAGAGAAGGTTGAAGAATGAATATTGTTATTTATCAGCTTGAAATTATTAGACCGGCAGACCAAGAGGTATTGTATCAATTGTTTTTCTTGACCGAAAAAAGAGCATTTAAGTGGATAAAAAAGAATAAAGAAAAGTTTGCTAAATATAATTGGAATTGGCGTTTATGTGGCGAGTCTTTGTGGTTTGGAAAGACACCAGACATTTTTGAATAAAAGGTGAAAAGAATGAATATTACGATTTGGAGCATTGACATTATTGATAAAGAAGATAAAACGGTTTGCGACCATAAGCTTTTCCTTCGAGAAAAAGATGCAGAGCGCTGGATGGAAGAAAATAGAATAGAATATTCGGAAGCTGGTTTTACTATGTCTCTCGGCGGTGAGCCTTTGTGGATTGGGAAAGTAAAGTAAATGAACGGTTTTCGTTTTTCTAACTTCTCAAGTGACGCAAGTTTTCCAAATAATCCAGAGGTTTGGGAAATTTTAGCTGACCCAATAAAAAGAAACATTTGGATTGGTGAATACTGGTTTGAAGTTATTAAACAAACTTCTCAGCCACATATCCCTGTAATAAGAATTCATAGTGGAACTTGTCCCAGTTGTGGAGGTATTGTTCCACCGTCTGCTTCGAGATGCGGGTTCTGCGGAAGATATTTTGAATAAAGAAAGGAAATTTGAAAATGAGTAAATTTGGTGAAACGCATACCAATTTTGGATTTTATGCTTATATCAATGACGATAATAAACTTATAATTGGTGAGGAGCGCGGGTGTGATGGAGGCGTTTATATTGGTAATTGGCAGGGAATGAAAACGCCCTATATCCAGGAAATTAAAAAAGAAGACCCTATTCTTTTTGAACAGATTGTTGATTATTACGAAGATAGTAATGACGGTTTTGAGTGTGATTTTAGTGCAAAGGAGAGTTGAAATGGAAAACTATATTATGCTTGATGGTCGTAAGTTTGAGATTGATGAAAAGAACTCGCTACTTCTGCGCGCGGTCGTTGGCGAGGAGAATAATAAAGAAAAGAAAAATCCTTTTGAAAGAGTTAAAACTCATGAAGAAACATATTTCTATATGAATGATTGGAACTGTGTAGAAGAAGATTTTGATGATGATTTCGAAGTTAAGTCTCGTTATAATGTCGCAAATTATTGCACTGACAAAGGGCTAATGATACAAAGAGCACTTCATGAAACTCTGAATCGACTTTTATGGCGTTTTTCAGAGGAGAATGGTGGAGATAGCGATTGGGATGGAGAGAAAAATTATCATTATTATATTTCGTATAATATAAATGAACATTCTTTCTTTGTTTCTTTTGATTATTTTCTTAAAGGTAATAGAGAATATTTTTCGTCTAAAGAAATTGCAAAGCAAGCTATTGAGAAAATTGTAAAACCTTTTATTGAAGAGCATCCCGATTTTGTGTGGTAAAGGAGAATAAAATGGTCAAAAGTATTTCATATGATCAATCTGAAATTATTAAATGGATTTTAGAATTACACGTTAAAAGTGGAAAAATTGATTGTGATGCAACTTATAGTAAAGGTAATTTTTATAAGAATACGGGAATTGAAGAGCCAATCTATAAATTTGATATTGACCCAATGGAAGGGGTTGACTTTGGCGATAGCCGCGATTTACCATTAGATAGTAATTCAATAGAATGTATGATGTTTGATCCTCCGTTTCTTGCTACTACTGGTCCTTCCTTAAAAAAGGATGATAATAGTAATAAAATAAATAAAAGATTCGGAGTATATTCTAACGAAAAAGAATTACATCAATTTTATATTGATTCTCTAAAAGAGAGCTATCGTGTTTTAAAGAAAAACGGAATTTTAATTTTTAAATGCCAAGACAAAATAAGTAGTGGTAAGCAATATATGAGCCATGTTTTTATTATGAATGAAGCTGTTAAATTAGGGTTTTATCCAAAAGACCTATTTATACTTTTAGCTAAAAATAGATTAGTGGCAGATTGGCAAGTTAAAAATCAAAAGAACGCGAGAAAATTTCATAGTTATTTTTGGGTATTTGAAAAGGCAAATAAAGTTACTCATTACATTTAAAGTGGGTAAAAAATAAAATAAAAGGAGCATGAAGGAATGAATATCTATAACGTCTTTCCGAGCTATTATTTGGGCCGTAATGCTTATCGTTATACTATTGTTGTCGCAAAAGATGAAGATAGCGCAAAACTTATTCATCCTTCTGGTAACAATTTCTTTGAGGGGTCGCTTTGGTATAAAGTTTCAATGCTAATTGATGACTGGGTTAATCCATATTATCTTGAGGCGGAGTTACTTGGAACGACAGACAAATTTTCTGAAGGTACTATTCTATGTTCAGTTTTTGGTGAGAAGGGGAGATAAATGAATATTTATAAGATTTGGGTTGATAGGCGGTTAGGCTATGACACATATGATAGCGCGATTGTTGTAGCAGAGAATGAAGAAGCCGCGCGACATATTCACCCCAGCGACGACCCTGAAGACCCAGCAGTGGGCTATAATTTTGAGACAATGCGTTATGATAAGCCATGGTATGAAATCGACTACATTTGGGATTGGACAAAACCAGAAAATGTAAATGTGACACTGGTTGGAACAACTGACTTATTCCCAAAGGGAACTGTCTTGTGCGCGAGTTATAACGCGGGGTAAACGGGTATGAGATGTATCAAGGTAAAACTTTGTGAAGGTATCAATGAATTGAGAGAATTTATTGAGGAAGCTAATAAAAAAAGGCTATGAAATTATTGCTATGTCAGAAGTGGTGAAGCATTATTTTTCTTATTATACAATTCTTTATAGGGCGTGATGAAATGGAAGATAAAGATAAAGATATAGTTGCGCCGCGCGGATGGAAAATCAACGCTTCAACTGATTAGAGCATTAGGTGTCATTTGTTCGATTGTTTATGGCGTGTCTGAGGCCATGGGTTGCAAAATTGCACTTGAAGCCCTTACTGAGAGTGGGGAAAATAACTCTATTTAGTATTACGATTTGTGCAGCATGTCGTTATTATATGATTTGATTTATGTAAAGGAGGATTAAATGTATATTATTGAAACTTGTCCAGAATGTGGGCATGACCTTTCAAACGAAGTAATTTGCACCTTGCCGCCAATTAACTGTAAGGTTTGTTACCGATGTGGTTGGCGCTGGGAAGAAAAACAAGAAGAAGTCAAGCGCGTTCCTTTTCAGCCTGATAGTACTAACAAATCTAACTTATCTGGTGTATATAACGGTGCGTTTGACAAAACTGCTTGTCGTACTTGTCCCAATAATCCTGCTAACGGAGGCAGTGGTATTTGTAATTGTGCGCTCGGACAAATGGTTGTTACTTGTTAAAAAAAGGAGTAAATATGAACTTCGACAAAATTATTTCTATGGCTAGAGAAGTTGATGTTTTTGCTGAGTTGACAGATGAAGAAAAGCTAAAAGCTGATTTAGAAGCTGAAAGCGAGATAAATCGAAAGCTTAGATACGATATTCTATACGCAAAAGATTGTGTCTTCCGCCTAATTGAGCAATTTTGCATTCCTATTATGCTAGATGATGGTAATCTCGTCATTTCTAATTATTGCGAGAGCGCCTTAGAACATACATTTACTTTACTTGGAATTGAAGAAGATGTCATTGAATTGCATAAATTTTGTGATATGTACGCAGAAAATAGCAGGAAGCTCTGGAAGATGAAATTTCCTGATTTGAATTATGCTTTTTTTTACTTCTGAGGAACTTTACAAAGTTTTTGAAGAAGAGTACAAAACTAATAAGAGGTTACTTGACAATACTATGGGAGAAGGAGATTGAGTAATGGACGCTGTAGAATACATCCGAAAGCCAAGAGCTGAAGTAATGGACGCTATAAAATTTATTGAAGAACGTAGAAGAATGTGCAAGAGTTTTAATTCTCTTGAATGTAAGGGTTGTCCTGCTTTTAATGCTTATGAACTAAGTTGCGTAGTTGATAAAGCGTCAAAGGTAGACGCTAAAGGTCAGATTGCTATTGTTGAAAAATGGTCTGTTGCGCATCCGCGCAAGACACGGCAGGATTTGTTTTTAGAGCAATGGCCTGAGGCACAAGTTGAAGATGGAGTTTTAACGCTATGTCCTTCAAATGTTTCTTCTATGTACAGGAACAGCTATGGCGGATGTGCAAATTATGGTGCAAAATGCACTGACTGTTGTCGTGAGTTCTGGAGCCAGGAGGTAGAGTGATATGTTTAATTTATTTTATGAATATGGAGGGTCATGGTATAAATGTTTGGAACAGTAAATTGCGTGTATGAAACCCCTTGCGGGTGGTGCTCGAAATGGGATAAGAAATGTAATAAAGAGATACCAAAGAGTGAGCAAAGAGTAAAGTGCAATCCTATTGATGACACTACCACTAATAAAGTTTGTCGATCAGAATCTGACCATGAGTGGGAATGTGTTGGAATGTCTACAGTAGGAACGATTTATATGTGTAAAAAGTGCCATATTCGAAAAACCATTCCTTATATTGACCCAAAACATCTTTCAGTAAACTATACTGAGAAAGGAAATTGAAAATGAAAAAGTTTATTAGTATTTTTGTTTGTATGATTATTATGACAATGATGATGGCGGGCTGCGCGAAGACCGTTGAAGTTGCTCCAACAGAAGTGACGGTTCCTGTCGTAGAAACAGAACCCGCAACGACCGAAGCGCCAACCTCTAATGCTGATGCCGTAGCAGAGTTTGAGAAGAGCCTTGATGAGTTCAATACTGATACAATGTTTATTTACTTTACGTGGTCTGATGAACGCGATGGCTATTTTATTTGGCTTGATACTCCGATTTCTTGGTCTTATTTTTACTCCCAGGCTGGGTATGAGGAGATGTGCGCCGGCTTTGATGAGATTTGCTTAGAAGGGAAGAGGGCTTCGGGCGTTGATACTTATTTTACAGTACTTGGCCCAGATTATGAAGTAATCTATGCTTCGTATAATGGGACTGATTTTACTCTGGAAGCTATGTCAGCTTTTGAATGAAAAAGGAGGAATAGGAATGGCAATTAGATATATTAGCGACCTTCATTTCGGGCACGCGAACGTCATCAAATTTGATAATAGGCCATTCTCAGATGTTGAAGAAATGGATAGAGAAATGGCTCGGCGCTGGAATGAAGTCGTGGATAAAGATGACCAAGTTTATATTCTGGGCGATATGTTTTGGAAGAAAGCTGATGAAGCCATTCCTATTCTCAAAGAGTTGAAGGGCAACAAGTTTTTGGTGCGCGGGAACCATGATAGGATTGGAAATAGAGAGTTCGATAGATGCTTCGCGCGCATCGCAGATTATATTGAGGTGAAGGATGGCGCGCGCCACGTGATTTGTTGTCACTATCCAATCCTCGCGCCAAAGAACCACTATTATGATGGCTGGTATCACCTTTATGGCCATGTCCATAATACATGGGAAGAAAAAATTTGTGAGGACGTTCGCGCGCGAATGACTGAGGCTGGTGTGCTTTGCCGAATGAAAAATGCTGGCGCAATGATGCCATGGATGGACTATGCGCCGCGCACACTGGATGAAATTTTTGAAGCTAAGGAAACGTAAAGTAACCTTGGCTTCTTTTCTATTTTACTTTACTAATTTGAAAAACTATCAAAAATCTAGTATAATATATATAGAAAATGAAGGAAGAAAGGAAAATGATATGACTAGAAAACATTACATCAAAAAGTTTCGTTACCTTCGTTGGCGTCTGCTTCAACTTCCTTGTAATCAAGGCGTGAAGCATAAAGATTGCTATTGGAGTGATTGGCAGAAGAATATTCCGACACCTTCTGAGCTGGGATGTTCTTATGACGAAATGTGGGCAAAAGTAGCAAAGGCCATGAGAACTATTGAGGGGATGGAGGACATCGAATGAAACTTTGGATTGATGACGTAAGACCTGCGCCGGATGGTTTTATTTGGGCCAAGACAGTCAAGGATGCTAAAGTGATGATTAGGTGTTATGAGAGAACGTTCTCTGATGACATTATCGTGATTAGTCTCGACCATGATGCAGGTAGTTCGCGCGGTGGTGAGGATTATATCAGAATTCTAGACTGGCTCGAAGCTGAAGATATTGTTGATACGGGATATTTCTTCCATCTTCATTCGATGAATCCGGTTGGTGTTGAGAATATGAGAAGAATTATTCAGAAGAATGGTTGGAGAGAAATTCGTAATTTGGAGGCAATTTAGAATGGCACGGTATCTTGTGATGAAAAGAGATAATGACGTCAGAGTTGTAAAAGAGGAAGTAAGTGAAGTTGTTTCACTGTCTTTTGGCGATTTTATTGAAGAGTTGGCTTCTCCTCATTATGAACGTTACGACGTTAGGTCTATTGACTATTGGGACGTTAATGAGGAAAACGACGATATTGAGAGTTTTGGCTGTCTTTGGAACTTTTACGGTTATTCAGTTGATGATTTTGTGAGGCTTTTTAATTCGCACGATGCGTCTGATGGGGTTGATTTAGCTTGATAATTGGGGATATCTTAGTCTTAGAGTACAACAACAGATTTGCGTTTTATGTAGTAGACGAAAAGAAAGTCAGATACTATACCACGGTAGAAGACTTCTGTAGCTTTTTAATGAAGCCTCATGCTTGGACTTATAGGGCGCGGACTGTTCATTTTAGGTTTCTCTATTTAGAGCAGAATAGAGAGAGTTTGGAGAAGAGTTTTGAAAAAATGTGGAATGGAAATATCTTGATTGATAAAATTCCTCAGTATTTTGATAAGCTTTGGAATTTGAAGTCTTCGACGCCAGGACTTCTTCTTGATTGTTGAGGGAGGTAAAAATGAAAGAAGTAAAAGTTCTAGTTCTGATTAGTTGGGAAAGCGGCACCACAATCGTAGTGGATGATGGTTCGCGGCTCCGTAGGTTTGATGAAGGATGGGATGAGCTAATTCCGATGATGGCGCGGCCGCACTCTGAAGAATTTTATATTCGTTTTTGTGTGTTTAGTGAGACAGCAGGCGAATTCCGACGGAAAGGTTTCTGGAGATTGTGGTCGCCGCGCCATGATGTTGATGAGCTGTGGGATGAATTTGAGCAGCTTTGGGCGGTAAGCAATGATTGGGTAAAGTTTCCCGAACTATATATGGAAATCTGAGAAGGAGAATAAAATGAAGGTTTATTTGATTGGTGAATATAATACTGTTACGACTTATCGCGCTTTTCGTGATGATAGGAAGGCGATGTTGGTCGCGCGCGAAATCCATGAGGAATGTTGTGAGCTGGAAGAGCTGGAAAAGGAGTGGGAAGACTTTTTGAAGAATTTTGATGGGCCGTATTGCTTCTTTGAAGTTGTGACGATTGAATAAGAAGGGAGAAACGAAATGGAAAATTACCTTGTATTGAATGGACAGAAAATTGAGCTGACGCCAGAACAATATAAAGAGGTTTGTAATGCGGTTTCGCCGAAGAAGAAGTCCCCTTTCGATAGAAAAGAAAGAAATGAAGCTTATTACTATATTGGCGAGGATGGCTTTGTATATCTTTGTAAAGAGCAAAACTATTCTATTGATATTTTACGCTACGGAAATGCTAATTATTGTTCAGATAAAGATTTGGTGATGAAGCGCGCGAACTATGAAGCATTGGAGCGAGTTCTTTGGCGTTTTTCGGAAGAGAATGGCGGTGCAGGCAGTTATACCATTTATATTGATACCGATAAAAATAGGTGGGGTGTTTTGGATATCAGGGTTCCTGCTGTTCTGTTTGGCCCAACTTTTTGTTCGCGCCAAGCTGCAAATGAGGCAATTGAAGTAGCTAAGGAATGGTTCTCTGATAAGAGCTTGGCACCGAAGGATGTATTCTTTTGAGATTGGCTGGCAAAACCTTTTGCTAGGTTTTGCCAGTTTTTCCTATTATCTTAAAAAGTCAGTCAAACTAACTTTTAAAAGTCAGTTAAACTAACTTTTACGTGCGTTGCTAAAAAATTTACCCAAATTTTTGGAGTTCGCGCGGAAGTTAGCTACTTTATATATGAGGTGAGAAAAATGAAAGTCAAATATGACAATCCAGTAAGAACAAATGTTACAAAAGAAGTCAAGGAAGAGATTGACAGATATTGTGAGGAAAAGGGCGTTCGACTTAGTGATTTCTTACGAGATGCTATCGAGTTTTATCTAAAGAACAATTGAGTTCTAAATCAAATTCAAATTCAGGAGAAAAATCAAATGGAAGAATATATTGTTTTTTCTACTCGGCGCGCCAATCAGCTAATTCAACGTGGTTGTAATTTTTTGAGAACAGCAAAAGATGCTAAAAATCCTAAATTTAATATCTATATTTTTGAAGATACTCCTTCTTTTAGAAAAATTTATGATGAAGTAGCGACTGAAAATAGAGATAGAAAAAAATAATTTTTATGTGCGGAGTGCGATGAAATGAAATTTCCAAACCAAAAGACGGTGGTAATAGCCAATAAAGAGCTTATGGATAATATCCATACTTATCAACGATTAACCAATGAAACGGCGATAGAAGTCGGTAAACTTAGCTTGTGGGGTATTCGTGTATGGTTTTACTTGAATAAAAATAAGGAGAGATTTGAATTGGAACTTTCGCCGCAGGCTATTTTGAACTGGTATGGTATAACTACTGATTGTCGAAAAGGTGTTAGAAATGGAATACAAGAACTTTTTGATAAAGGTTTCCTTCAACAAGAAGGAGAAAAACTGGTATTCTATCAAAAACCACCAGCGGGGTAAAATAACCCAAATTTGTGTCAATTTGACACAGGGCGGGTCAAAATAACCCAGAAGCGTGTCAAAAAGCCCCGAATTTTCTAATGAATTCGGGGTAAAATAACCCGCAGGCGGGGTGTTTTGACACAAAAGTGGGTCAAAAAGGGTTGAGTAATATAATATAAAAATATTAGAAAATAATAATTAGTAAAAAGAGAAGAGATGATAGTTCAATTAGTTTGACCTCAAAGGGTCAAAGCGCTTCGCGCGAGAAGAAGTGATATGTTCGCGCAAAAAGAAAAGGCCAGAGAGTTTTGTTTCTCTCTGGCTTCTTTTATTCTGCTTCGTGGAATTCCTTCCCCTCAATCTTCGCCGCGAGCCATTCGCGCAACTGCGCATAAGAGAGGCCGCGCACTTCTTCTGCCTCTATTACAATCAATCCTATCTGATGTTTCCGCGCGAACGCCTCTTTTAACACGTAGTTTTTCTTTGTATATTCTTTTGTGTTCTCGTAATGGATATCAATTAGAAGAAGCAATTGATAGGGCACATAGCTCGTGTCAAGAATTCCAAACGAGTAGCCAGTCGGCGCCCCGTGCGCGGAACGTAACTCTTTGAAGGTGTAGAGGGATACGAACGAGAAACCCCACTCGCGCAACACTTTGGCGATTTGGTTTTCGAGATAAGTTTTTCGATACATTTTGGCTCCTTTTAGCAGAAAAATTTTTTTATGCGGGTGATGAAAAAAGTAGTGTAAATTAGAGGAAAAGCCTCTTATAACCAGAAATAAAAAATCTGTTATGAAAAAAGAAATAAGTATATTTTTGTAAATTATTAGGCGCTGATGTTGAACGTTTAGAAAAAATTTTTTAGAAAAATCGGGAAGAACACAAAAAAACGTAGAAAAAAACGTAGAAAAGGGGAAAGAGAGGGGGAGAAAGCAAAGGAAGAGAAAAGGAACGAAAAAGAAGGAAGAGAAAAAGAGGAAAAAATATAATAAAGGGGGAAAATGAAAAAGAGAGAAAGAAAAAGAACACGAGAAAGAGAAAAGAAAAAAGGAACACGAAAGGAACACATTAAAGGAGAAAGAAGAGGGGAGAGACGGAAAGGGCTATCAATGGAAAATAGAAATAAAGGTAATGAAAGATAACTAAAAATAACTAAAAAAGGTGCAGGGAAGCATAACAAAAATAGAAGAAAAAATCAAATTATAAAAATCAAAAAAGTGATAAAAAGAACACACAAAAGGAGTAAGAAAGGAACACATTTAATAGGGATGAACGCCTGAAAAAAATACGCGGAGGGGTACCGTTACGCGATGTCAAATTTTTGAGATAATGAAAAATAAACGCTCTATCGATAGGATAGAGCGCTTTTTCTTGCTTAGACCAGCTTGTAGCCCTTTTGAGTGCCCTTCTTCTCAGGGATCTTCATATCGACCTTTTCGAGCGTTCCGTTTTCGACAAGCATCTTCAGAAGCGACGGGATGGACTGCGGCTTTACTTCACTGGTAAGACCTGCTGCTTCGATGAGCATGGTGGCGGTCTGCGGCTCATTTGTCATAACGTCCATAATGGCGTGGCGGATAGGCTCCTTCTCTTCAGCCTTCGCGGCACGCTTCTCAGCTGCCTTCGCGCGGTTGCGTTCGTTCATGGCATCCATTGTCTCCAGTTCGTGCGCGGCATACTCAATCAGCTCAGCACTCAGATTTTCAGCATTAGCAATAGCGTTCAGAAATTCTCTCTTAGTCATTTTAGGATATCCTTCTTTCTTTTCAATTTTGGGTCGATGCCCTTTTCTTTAGAAGCGGAAAGCAGCTTATTCCAGCTTATGCGCGCGATGCGCGAACTCATAGAGCAGTCTGGTTTTCTTCTTCCCTCACTTTCTATATATATTATACTCGAATTTTAGAAAAAAATCAAAGTTGCGCCCGTCACGTAACATGACATTCTGTCACGTAACATTACATTTTTATTTGTCAAATTTTGTAGTCGCAAAAAAAGTTTTTTATTTTTTAAGAGGAGAAAATTATATGATTACTCGATAATTTTGCGCGCGAAATTCAACTAGTTCCAGCTTATTTGAAAATTTGACACGAACGCAGCTTATGCGCGTCCACATCGACGCAGCTTATTCATAGTTGGAGCGCAGCCGACGCAGCTTACTCACGTATCCCAGCTTATCTGAAAATTTGACTTTTCACTCAAATTCAGTACCGGTTGTCACGTAATGAGACAGAGGTCGCGCGCCGTCACGTTACATAGAAAAAGTCACGTTACGTGACATTTGATGGCATGGGTGCCGGTAATGTGATGTGGAAAATGTAATGTAACGTGACATTTGATGTTATGTAAAATTGAAAATTTGACAAAAATAAGAATTAGACGTGAAACGTCTAAAAAAGTTCTTGATTTTATTCTATTTTTGTGTTATAATCGAATCATCAAAAGAAAGGAAGCAATAAAATGAAATATGTATGTATAGGTCTATTTTGGATTTTTGGTTTCGTTTTAGGGAAAACCATCAATGAAGAAATAATAGAATGGGGACTTAAAGTTATTCTCTTCCCTTTTGTTGTTATTAGTAAACCGTTTTATTTACTTTTTAAAGGCGTTCATAAAGATGTTTTGGAAAAGACGCTTAAAATGATGCCGAATATAAAAGCAATTCGTTTAGCAAAAAGATTTTATCTAATAGTCGACTGGGATTCAAAAAAATTTACAAATAAAATTTATTTTCTTCGGGTAAAAAAGAACGGGTAACTTGCCCGTTTTTTTATTAGACGTTTCACGTCTAATAAAAAAAAGAGTGATTAAATCACTCTTTATTATTATCCGAATCGGATAAAATTAGAATCTCCGCTTGCTTTCCAAGGGTGATTGATACCCATGTGCTTGCACCAAAAATAAGCCTTAATTCTTCTAATCATTTTATTTACTTCCTTTCATTTGGTATCTTTATTATAGCAAAAGAGAATGAAAAAGTCAAGAACTTTTGTTAGACGTCTATCGTCTAAAAATTGCGCGAAAGAAAAGGACACTTTATGTGCCCTTTTTCTCTTTACGTATTAACGCACTACGAACTTGTTTTTTGTCTTGTAATATGTCGCGCGCGTTCCTGTCACCGTGAAACAACCTGTCGGAACGTCAATAATAAAATCGCGTGTCACTTTACGTTCAATAGAACGCTTTGCCTGATAATCTCCATTCAATTCCGCGCCACGGTCGAGACAAGCAAACAAAATTTCGGCTTCAATTTCACTGTCAGATAACGCGGTATGATCTTCGGTAAATGATGTGTCACAACGAATGTAACGTGTCAATGCTTCGGCAGTTGTCGAATAGTGCCCACTTTCAGTAAAAGCATTATTTTCTTCACACCACGCGCGGAATGCGTCATCAATCATAAAATGATGAACAAATCCGCGAATATCGGAAACGGGAACGGTTTCAAACGGATTTATGACTTTGAACCAATCGCAATTGAAATCAAAAACTTTTTCATCGAAAGCGGAGTTATAAGCGAACGCGCGTTCAACTTCATAATTCCGAAAATCGCGGAGCATTTGTTGTGTCACATAACCGAACTTTTCCATTCGGATGGTTCGCGCTCTCAAAGCGCCGACATAAATAGAACGCTTGTTCGCATAGTATGCAGTATTGAAAAGCGGGAGATTATGCCAAATTTGCTCAATGACAAATTCACGCTTTACGAGACAAGCGCGGGATTCTGTGTCAAGAATTAAATAACCGATGTTATAACAATACGGTTTTTCAAGGCTTGTAGTTTCGGTGTCGAATACGCAAATTTTCATTTTTCTAAAGTCCTTTCATATTTCATTGATGGGTCTTTCATCCTCTATCAACGTAACTACATTATAGCATAGAAAATGGATTTTGTCAAGGACTTTTTTTGTCATGTAAGATGGCACGCGGCAGTTGCGGTTTAGACGATGAACGTCTAAAAATGCGCGAAAAAAGTGACGCTTTACGCGTCACTCTCCCCCTTTTCCTTTTCGCGTTCCTCGCGCTTGCGCTTTGCCTCGGCGCGGTTCTTCTCATCACGTGCGATTTTTTCGGCCTTCTTCTTCGCGGTTTCGGCCTTCTTCGCGCGCTTTGCTTCGGTTTCCATCTCATAGTTTTCCGCTTCGCTATATCCGTCATAGGGAATATAAGTTTTATTCTCTTTGTCACGCTCGCCCTTTGGAATGACAAAAGAAATATTTATATAGCCCTCGTCATCGTCTCTTGCCCACGGAATACAAAGCGTTCCGCTCTTGACCTGTAAGACTTCTTCGCCGCGCTCTTTGAAAAATTCGCGCACATTTTCCATGAATTCCTCACGAATGAGATTTTCAATTTTAGTTGCCATTTTTGAAACTTCCTTTCTTTCATTTGGTAATTAGAGTATATCACAAATTTAGAAAAAAGTCAAGTGTTTATAGAAAAAAAATTTTTCGGATTTTGACGCGTAAAGTGATGCCCACGCCGGAAACTTTTAGACGATGAACGTCTAAATTCTTCTGTGAAAAAGGACGTCACGTAATGTGACGTCCCTTACCATTACTCCGCGGCGTCGGTCGGCGCGGAAATGGGCGTGTAACCGTTCTGTTCGCCCTTGCCCTTTACCTTGACCTTTGCCATCTCAAGTTCGCCCTTGCTGACAAGAGTTTTCAGAAGCGCGGTACACTTTGAAATGCTGAAGTCAGGCAGCATCTCATGGAGCATCGACGCGGTGGTCGGCTCGGTCTTGCCCGTAAGAGCCTCGCGCACAATCGGGAGCAGTTCCTCGTTTTCCTTTTGTGCCTTTGTCGGCTTAGAGGAACGGCTTGCGTTCTTTGCGTCCATCTTCTCAAGAAGTGCGGCGGCGTGGTCGCGGATTTCGTCGGAGATGGTTTCGGCGTTCATCACGGCATTGTAGAATTCACGGTTAGTCATTTTTTTTGTCCTTTCATTTTGGCGTCGGTCGCTACCCTATTTTTTATATTCAAGAGGTTTCCTCTCTTGATTACGTCTTTATTATATCATAGATTTTTGAATTTGTCAAGAAGAAAATATACTTTTTTCAATCGTCATTGAAGGGATTTGAACCCGTCGCGCATTGGCTGCCGCGCTTCACCTCGGCATATTTCCCTCTTGACATTATGAATTATACCATAGTTCGCGCGAAAAGTCAAGAAGAAAATTTAGAAATTTTGTCATGTAAGATGACTTCACGCGAGAAATAGTTAGACGATGGACGTCTAAATGAAAAACAGAAAAGGTGACGCTTTACGCATCACCCAATCGCATGAAGAAAATCAAAAATCACTGTCGCATCATACGCAATCATTCCCGCACGTGTCCATTCTTCTCGATTTGGCTTTTCATCATCAAAGAGGAACCCGCCACGTAACGTGCCAACTTCACTTTTTGGCGTCCCATAGTGAACAATACAAATTTCATCGAAACGGACACTTTTCAAATGACGCGAAAGCCATTCAATTTTTGCGCGGCGAACATCTTCAAGAAATTTTTCGTCACGGTCTTTACTGCCCCATGACACGACACGAATTTTCCATCCTTTGCGCTGAACTGCGTTCAAACGCCGCGCAAGTCTTGAAAGATTTACCAGTCCGCGCGCTTCAACGTAAGGTGACGCGTCATGCGCTCGAATTTTTGGCAACCAGTTTTCAACGCCGTAAAAGTCAACAATTGTACCGTCCATATCTAAACTAATAATTTTTTCCATTTCAAAATCATCCTTTCTTTTTGTATCTAAATTATATCACAATTTTCTTTATTTGTCAAGAAGAATTTCTAGAAGTTTCATCGTGTAAAGTGATACCGACAGCGGGAGTTTTAGACGAAGAACGTCTAAAACGAACATATAAAAAAGAGGACGCGTAACACGCCCTCATTCATCGCTATCTTCAACGAAATGAACGGTATATGGTTCTTCATTGATTGGATGGACAATAAAAGAAGCAATAGAATAATAGTATCCGCCATTTCCTGCGTCTGCGTTTGCAACTGCTTTGCAAATAATATTTCTATTGTGCATAATAGTGACTGACGCGGAGCACCCGTATGTGTCCTCATCTTCCCATGGTTCATACTGAATATCGCCTACATAAGTGATTGCCGCATCGAGTACAACATCTTCAAAGCCTCCATCGGCGCTGGCACAGCAATCCCGCTCTGTTTCTTCGACGCTAAGGCGCGTTCCGTTATCAAGAGTAATTTCATTGTCCTCCCATTTTACAATTTTACGATAGAGCAGTTGTTTCCGCAGATAATTAAAATCTTTCATTTTTTGAATTCCTTCCTTTCATTTTGTACTTTTATTATAGCAAAAGAAAACGAAAAAGTCAAGTAGAAGATTTAGACGATAAACGTCTAATTCCCGTAAAAAGAAACGCGCGGCGATGGTTGCCCGCGCGTTTCAGTGTAAACAAAACAGAACACAAAAGAAAGGAGGCGCTATTTTCTCCAACCATCAGAAGAAAATAGTATCAATAAAGAAGATTTTCCTAACCCACCCACAGCCATCTTCTTTTTTGATTTAGTAAAATTTTTTGAAATTCTTTCCTCTAACTATTTATATTATACTATATTTTCTGAAAAAGTCAAGAACTTTTATTAGACGGTGAACGTCTAAATCGACTTAGAAAAAAGAGTTGACGCATTACGCGCCAACTCCATACTCCTTCATTTCTCTTTTCAATTCTTCAATCCTATCAGCGGGAAGATACCAATTATAAGTATCTTCATCATAAAGATAAAGCCCCCTCACCTTGTTGTTCCTTCCACCTTCACAACTCCATGGACTAATAATTTCGCAAAATTGGCAGAGTTCATCAATAGAAGGAATTGCGTTTTCGTCCTCTACATAAATTCCCCAAATTTCTTTTCCATTGATTAGGATATCGTCAATAGAAATAACTTTTTTGTTTTCATCGAAAAAAACTACATTATTAGAATGATAGCCAAACTTTTCCAACATCTCATGCTTTTCGCATTCGTTCTCATCCTCAAAAGTTTCACCGCAAAGGTCGCAAACATATTTTGTAATAGTAGTCATTTTTTATTCTCCTTTTCATTTGGTATCTGTATTATATCATAGAAAATTTCTTTTGTCAAGAACTTTTATTAGACGATAGACGTCTAATTTTTCTGAAAGAGAAAAAGAAATCTCATTACGAGATTTCCTTTTCCTCTGCCTTTTCTTTGACAGTAAATTCCGCTAAGTAAAGTGAATTACTGGAAATTGAGTCAAGAACGTTAGTCATATAATAAAACGCTTGGTCAATATCGTCATTGTAAGGAGTTGTTTCATTGAGTTCCTGTAAAAGATTACAACATTTTCTAAGAATTGTGATTTCTTCTACTGTAAATGTTACGGTGTGTCTTTCGAGATTTTCAACTTTGACTTTCATACTTTTCAATCCTTTCCTTGTCTGCCTTCATAAGTCGTGCGTAAACAATGTCTGCTGTCAAGTAACCTTCCACGCAGTCATCTGTCGCTTCACAAAGCGGCCATCCCATGACTTCGATCAAACCTTTTTCATGTCCATAACTTCCCCAGTGGCAAACCGCATCACAAACTCTTTCGCCCGTTTCTGCGTCCATGAAAACAATTTGCGGTCGTCCCATGAGTTCAACTACTGAAAAAGTAAAAGTCAAAGGCGGATTTTTTTGAACCATTTCGATAAATTTATCATTTTCTGTAAAATTCGGAACTCCGCCGTGCATTGCTTCATAATCCATTTTTGAATTCTCCTTTCCTTTTGTAATTAGAGTATATCACAAAATCGAAAAAAAGTCAAGAATTATTTTCTAAAAATCCCAGCTTGTTTTAGACGAGGAACGTCTAAGTCGGAGCTGAGCTGGTTCAAGTCCAGCTCTCTCCTTCTCTATTCGGCAGGATTTCCAGCTTATAAACGCAGCTCCCAGCTTGTATGTAGCTTTGGATAAGCGGAAGCAAGTCCTCTAGTGTAGTAATAGTGTCCTCGCTGATACCGCGTCGGCCTTTGATGCCGTTGTCATGCTCAACTAATACTGTCATGTTATATGTCCTCCTTACTGTAAAATTGCGTTGAATACTCATCCGGTCTATGCCTATTATACCACATTTTGTAGAAAAATCAAGACCTGTTACGTGGAATTTTGACGTCTAAAAAGATTAGACGCCCCTCGTCTAAGTATAATTATACAAAAAAAATGAATAAAATACAAAGGAACGGACGTCTAATTCGTCACGTTATGCGACTTTTTAGACGTCCGTCTTTCTGTATATCACGTTACGTGACATTGATGTGTAAAAAGAAATGGGACGTGTTATACGTCCCATCTCTCTATCCGCTTTTCAACTTCTTTATCATGCCGCACATCCCGACGGATTGCTCGCACTAGAATGAATGCAAGTATCAGAAAAGGAAGAACGGCACAACCAATAGTTTCAGCAAGGGTTGGTGTCATGTTACTTCACCTCTTTCGCTATGTAGGCAATTGGGCACTTGCGCATAGATAGCTCAAGCCCTACGACGTAGTACTTATCGATTTCGTCTTGTAACAGGACTTCACCTGTTGCCTCGTTGATGTAACGTAACTGTCCGTCCTCTTGTTCATTTGATGCGTCACAGACCCATTCCGCGCCTGTTTCGTCATCATACAGGGCATAGCAGTGCTCGCGCGTCATATAGGTTTCAAAGTCATATAAGGTGATAGTAGTCATTTTATGTTCCTTCCTGCCCGTCTTGCCGTTAGCTCAGCGTCATGTCATTTTAGATTACGCAAGCCACGTAAGGTTACGCCATTCGTCGATGTCAGTTCCATTTTCATCTATGGTTACGATGTCGCCTGATGCGACTTTTTCTTGTACGACAAAACCAAGACGCGCGCCGTTCTCCATAGCTTTGTCAAGATAAGTGACTACTGTATCCGCGTCACCTAACGTTGCGAAATACTGGTCTGTCACTTCTTCTGTCATGTCATAGCGCACAATCAGTCTAAAATTCATTTCCATGTTACCTATCTCCTTTCATCTTACGGGACTGGACGCTTAAAGCGTCCAGCCATTTATCAACCATTCGGAAAACGGCATAGCCTGTCCAAAGTCAACCATGTCATCTAGCGCGTCAATCAGCTTGAAATACTTCTTACCGTGCGGCGCGTCAAGCTTGTTATTCCAGAATGTCTGAATAGTCACTTTACGAATACCGTTTGATGAAGTCTTTTCACGTAATAAGCCAACACTGTCAAGAACAGCTAGAAATATGTCACGTGGCATGACGTATGCCCTGATAGATTGCAATTCGTCATTTCCATGGACGATCGGCGCATAACATATCAGACTAGAGCCTTTGATGAGTTTGTCACCTAAAATGCCCAGCTCACCGCCACAATGCTTAAATTCATAGTAACGGCTATCTCTACGGCAGTCAGCGCGCCCAGCAGGCGAAACGCGCGGATGTTTGCAACCTAAAAAGTCTTTCGTGCCGACTTCAAACGCTTTACCACGCCATCCGCAATCTGACGCGTCAAATCCGTACTTTTCCGCGTAATATTGAATTGTCATTTTACTGCTCACTTTCTCGCCGTCTCTCCGGCGTGTCGTTGTTGTGTTTTGTTTGGTTTACACCCGTATTATACTACCAAACGTCTAATCTGTCAAGCATCGTAACACGTCATTTTAGCGATTTTGTTCTTTTTGGGACATCTAACAAAAAATGACGTGTTGCGCGACATCAATTTGTGCGCTATGACGAAATGACACTTGACGGATCCTCTGTCATGTGAAGCGACACCGGGGAGGGTTTTGTCGCTTCACCTGTCGTATGTCACGTAGGGGTACATTTAGTAAAAAGACTTTTTCTGTAACGTGACATTTTTCGGGGCCTAGCACATTTTCTCACTGAAATTAAAAATCAAATTCTCACTGAAATTCTCACTTTGGCGCAATTTTCTTACTACCGAGATGGTCTAGACCATCGAGGAAATTTGACTTCGCGCTAAATTTCAAATATAATCTAAGTAGAAACTGAGGTGCGAAGCCACCTAAGAAAAATTCCCACGGAGGCTCACATGAATGCCAAAAAGAAATCGCTTACAGCTTGACTTCTCTTTGCCTACAGCAGAAGAGCGTCAAGTCTTTCTCACAGAATATTTAGAAGCCCTTCCCTTCACCCCAACCTCTTCTGAGCTAGAACTAATGGCAGATTATGTTCTATGGGGTGACAAAAACGCGCCACAAGGCGAAGCCATCGAATTAGAAACCTATTGGAAGAAAAAAGAAAAAAAAATTGAGTCGCTTGAAGAACTCAAAGAAAACCCAGCTTTTCTAGAAACCCGCCTCGCTTCGCCCCTTGCATCTCCAAAAACCGTCAAAACTCGTCGAGTTTTTTCCCGTGAAGAGGCTCGCGCTCTCGCCTCTCCCTATGTGCTCGCGCAACTCGAGCCCCTTTGGCGCGAAATTGACACGCTCGACCTTGAAACTCGCTTCTATGAAAATCGTATCGGCCGCCAAACTAAACCTCCTCGCGAAGCCCTGCTCGGGCGCTTCACGCCCTCGCAGATAGAAGAAATCAGAGAGCACGCCCAGCAACTAACCGAATACGCCTACCTAAAAAAACGAAAACTTCTCGTCGAAAAAAGAACCGAACAATATCAATGGAAAGACACCTATACCCCTCCTCTAATTTTGCGCCACGCTCCCAAAACAGCAAACGAACCTTCTCCGCCTCCAGCCCTTAGCGCCGATATCCCGGTCTTTCCTCTCAATATTTCCACCCCAATAACGCCAAAAATCTTTCCGGAGTCTGGAAATTTCCCTGCCCCGGACGATTTCACCGAAAAAGAGTTGCGCGCGCTCTCTCAAATTCTTTGGGCGCCTACTCCATCCTCTAAAGTCTACTTTGATTTCCGCGACCCTTCTCATCTCTACGCCCTCACTCACCTTTACTCCGAAATTTGGGACGATCCCGCGCAATCTACTGCTTCTTCTACGTTGCGCGACTTTTTCTCTGCTTTTTTCTACTACCGCAACCTCACAGAACTTTCTCCCATCTACGACGAACTTCTCTCCCTCAAAATGGCCCACTACTCTAATGCCCAAATTTCTCAACTTCTCAACAAGAAATACGGGCGTACTTATGGTGAAAATTATATCTCAACAATTTACCGGAAAAAAATCCTTCCAAAAATCGCCGAGACGGTGCGCGCGCACCAAGAAGTTTGCGCGGAACTTTTCTTCCCCGAAAACTTCAAAAAGTGTAAGGATTGCGGCAAAACTCTACTTCGCAATACGAACAACTTTATACGCAAAACGAAATCCGCAGATGGCTTCTCTCCCCGCTGTAAGCACTGCGAGAAAATATTGCGTGATAAAAGGAGGAACTAATATGGACATTATGACTGATTTCGTCACGCGTCTGTCACTTCTCAATATCGAGGAATTCCTCGGTATAGCTTATACGTTGCGCGTGACCACTATCGTGGACAAAAAGCCTCGACCATTTGAAGATGTCTTCATTGGTATGGCCGAAGCGTTTGGAAAATTGCCGCGCAAAGAAAAACGTGAAATAATGCGCGTGATGCGCGCGGTCACCAAAGATAGGGAGGCCGCGCAATGCCAGTAATTCCCCAAATTCCAAAACCAAAGCGAACTTTTCTCTCCAAGCGTTGCGCGCGATGTCAAATTGAACAGCCGGAAGAGGATTTCGCTTTTACTCATAATGAGTTCTATCCAGACCACCACCTTCCTGTCTGCAATCACTGCATTACCGATTGGTTGCGCGAACGTCAATTCGACTGGGGCGCCATTGATAAGGTATGTCAGTGGGCTGATATCCCCTTTATTGTAAAAGAATGGGAGAGGTTGTGCGAACTCAATACTCCCGATACCGTATGGTCTGCTTACTCAAAAGTTTTTGCTTCTCAAGACTATGCTTCTCTTGGATGGTCTTCTTATTTCAAGCAATATCAAGATTTGAAGGCGGTTGGCCTCATAGAAGAAGAAATTCCTCTTCTAAAAGAAAAACACTTCCGTGAATTGCGCGAACGCTGGGGCGCGAATTATGATGAAGAAGCCCTTGACTATTTAGAAAATCTTTATCAGGGCCTCCTAACGTCTCAAAACGTAGTTGGCGCGCTACAAATTGACCAGGCGCAAAAACTCTGTAAGGTTTCCTATGAGATTGATAGTCGCATCCGCGCGGGAGACACTGGCGTCGATAAGTTTATGACAACTTATGACAAACTTGTCAAAACAGCCGAATTCACTCCTAAAAACATAAAAAATGCGCGCGACTTCGATAGCTTTGGTGAATTGGCGCTTTGGCTTGAAAAACGCGGCAACCAAAATAAATTCTATGATGGCGCAACTCGTGACATTATCGATGAAACCATGAAAAATATTCAAGCGTGGAATCAGCGCCTCTATGTCAATGAAAGTGGCCTTAGTGAAGAAATCACCGCGCGCCTCCAAGCTCTAAAATACGCGCAAGAAAACGAAAACTTCTATGAGACAGAACAAAAAGACTTTGATGCCGACGTCTATGAAACAGAAATCTTCAAAGAAGAAGACGAAGAAGACTTCGACATTGAAGGAGGGACGCAAGTATGAGCGAAGTTATAAAATTGCGCCCGCCGACTTCTCCTTTTCTTCAAGATAATCGTGTTTATCGGAATGGCATTTTATTGGAGAAGGGCGTTGAAGTCACAGAAGATTTTTTATTGCGAAATGAAAAGTTTTTTGCGGATTTGACACAGCTTTATACGGTTTATCCTGACATCTATCTTGACGTTATCTCTAAGGAGGGGAGTCAATTTAGTCTCTTCCCATATCAACGTATCTTCCTCCGAAGTATTATGCGCTATAACCAAGTCTACATAACGGCAACCCGCGCGGCTTCCAAGTCCTTCCTTTCTGTTCTTGGAATGTTCTTACAATGCGTTTTCATTCCTGGCCACAAGTGTTCACTCATCGCTCCAGTCAAGACACAAGGTTGTAAAATTTTCCGCGAGAAGATAACTGAGATACTAAAGATATGGCCTCTTCTTGAAAAAGAGCTTGAAGTTTTTATGGGAAAGCCTCACTTGAATTTTTCAAAAGATGTTGGCGAAGCATATTTCAAAAATGGTTCGCTGTTTACCGTCGAGGGCGCGTCAGATAGTTCCAGAGGTCTGCGTCGTCACTCAATTTTTCTTGATGAAACGCGCGATGCTGATGAAGGCGCAGTTAGCGAAATCCTCATACCTCAGCTAAACGTTTCTCGTCGTACGGCCCTCGGTTTTGTAAATCCTTATGAGGCCGTAAATCAGCAGATGATTAGTGGCACTTCCGCAGGCACTAAATCTTCCTATGCTTACGCATTACTTTGTGAGACAATGATACAGGCAATAATAGATCCCGCGCATGCTTTTGTAATGGGGCTTGATTACAGATTGCCCGCGAAGCATGGCCTTGTAGATAAATCATTTGTTGAACGCCAAAAATTTTCTTCTTCTTATAATGAAGCGACTTTTGCCGCAGAATTTTTAGGACTTTGGGCTGGAGGAAGTAATGAGGCGTGGTATGATTTTGAGAAACTTTCTAGATATAGAAAAAGAAAAAATCCGGAATGGGTTCAAAAGTATAAAGACGACCCAAATATTTTCTACTTACTTTCGATAGATATTGGTAAAGAATTTTGCCACTTTATACAGTGATGTATATCGAACAACTATCTTAATTGCTGGGAACCCCTAACGTAAAGGCGAGGGCAATCAGCAGCGAAGATTCAACGGAATGTTGAATAACGTTCAACGACTATCTCGGAAGAGAGTAGAGGAAAGCTCCTCGAAATAGATAGCTTCTTATAAAGAAGAAGATATAGTCTAATCTTTATGGAAACATAAAGCCCCATGGCATGGAATTAGCGACTCCATGTAAATAGAAATGAGAATTCACGATAGTACAGTAGTAACAGTATTCCGAGTAAATAAAACAAAAGATAAATTCTATTCAACTGTAGTAAATATTTTTGTATTAGGACGTCAAGCGCAAACAAAAACTTTCTCTCAACAAGCAATTGACATCAAACTTTTGATTGAAAGATACAATCCGCGCGAAGTGCTTATAGATTGCAATGGCTTGGGTTTAGGCATCGCAGATGAAATGATAAAAACTCATATAGACGGAATGGGACGTGAACTTCCGGCTTATGGTTTCTTCAATAATGATGATTACAAAAAAATTCAGCCAAAAAACTGTATTCCAATTCTCTATTCAATGAAAGCAAACGGCCCACTAAAATCGAAAATCAACGGCAATGCTTACGCTCGTCTAAATAGCGGGACAGTGCGCTTCCTCATCACAGAACAAGAAGCTCGCGCGGCATTGCTTGCGACGAAAAAAGGTCAAAAAATGTCTCTAAAAGAGCGAACCGAAAGACTTCTGCCGCATGAGAATACAACAAAGCTTCTAAATGAAGCTTGTAATTTGCGCGCGAAGCAGTCGGGTAATGATATAGTATTAGAGCCAATAAATTCTCGTTTTCCCGATGATAAATACTATTCTTTTGCTTACGGGCTATGGCGCATCAAAGAGTTAGAGGAAGAAGAACAAAAACGACAACGAAAGCGAGGAACTGGAAAACGGAAACTCGTATTTTTTACAGGAGGAACATAATTGGAAGAACAAAGAAACGAACCTAAAATTGCGCGCGAACTCTCCTCCTTTACAAAGGCGCGCGAAAAAATGGTTGCAAAAAGTAGAGAGATTTATGGTGATTACGACTATCTTTCAGGGAGCCGCGCGGCCCGGAGGTTGCGCAAATATTCCCTGAAAGAGATTGATGAAATTATTAGTTCTGGTTCTTTAGCAGAACAGCGAAGTTTGTCTCGAAATTACTTCTTGATGGATGGCCTTTATAAGAGAATTATAATTTACTATGCTACTTTGATGAAGGGAGCCGGTTTGCTAACTCCCATGGCGGGGTATGGCAAAAAACTCTCCACCGACCACGTTCAAAAAAGATATTATGGTGCTTTGAATTATCTTGATAAGCTCCACTTGGAAGAATTAGAAACAAAAATTTCATTGCGCGCGCTCATAGATGGAAGTTACTATGGCGTTATTCAAAAACTAGATAAGAATGATTTTGTTCTTTTAGATTTGCCTGCGCAATATGCTCGTTCTAGCTTCAAGGATATATATGGCAGAGATATAGTTGAATTTGATGTTACTTACTTCTCAACAATTACTGATAAGGAAGCGAGAGATGAAGAATTATCTCTTTTCCCATCAGTAATCTCAAAATACTACCGCAAGTATGTAAGTGGAAAAGTTACTTGTTCATGGGTAAAAGTTCCCGCTGATATTGGCGTGTGTTTTTCATTTATTGAGGACGGTTGCCCGCTATTTCTTAGCGTAATTCCTGCCGCTATTCAATATGATGAAAGTGTTGACACAGAGCGCGAACGTGATTTGGAAGAAATTAGAAAAATTCTAATTCAAAAAGTTCCTCACCTTCAAACTGGTGAACTTTTGTTTGAGCCAGAAGAAGCTGTTGAAATGCACGCTGGTGCGGTAGAAATGATGAGAGGCAATAAAAATCTATCAATTTTAACCACTTATACTGATGTTGATAGTATTGTTTCCAAAACCTCTTCTGATGCAGTATCCAATAATCTTGAAAAGATGCTTCAAAATGTTTATTCTGAAGCGAGTGTTAGTGCGCAATTGTTCTCACCAACTGGCGCGCAAGCTCTTGATAATTCTATTCGTAATGACATGGCTTTTATGATGATACTTATGAATAAAATCGCGAGATTTGTAACGGAACTTATAAATGAATTATTTGGTAATACTAATGTCACTTTCAAATATACTATTCTGCCAGTAACATATTACAATCAATCTGAATTTATTACTGATTCTTTGAAGTTGGCACAAAGCGGTTATAGTTTTTTGCTACCTTCTGCGGCGATTGGTCTTGGCCAAAGAGAGCTTCTTGGAATCAAGGAGTTAGAAAATGAAGTTTTGGTTCTTCGTGAAAAACTAATTCCTCTTGCTTCTTCTTATACGGAGTCTGGTGAAGTTGGGCGTCCCGCTAAAACAGCAGAGCAAAAGGCTCCATCTACTATTGTAAAAGAAGAATCAATAAATAATCAAGGAGGCTTGAAGACCGATGAATAATTTTGGGTTTCCTGTCTCTGTTTATGGGAAATTAGAAAAATATAATGAAGTGTTATCTAAAGCGAGATGTCGTATTTTTTATAAATACTGCAATCGCAATGGCACTTATTTGACAGATGAATTTTCTGAAAAATTGCTTTCTACAATTGCTTATGCTCCGATAAAAGGTATTTATGAAGTCAATGATTACACTGATCATGGCGAAAAAAGAAGTGAAGGCCGCATCTATGGTATTGTCCCAGAAAATCCAAATCTTCAATGGGAAGAGCATGAAGATGAAGATGGCATTATGCGTACTTACGCGTGCGTCGATGTCCTAATCTTTACGGCTCTTTACGAAGAAGCTAGTGAAATTGTTGGAAAATCTCAGTCTATGGAACTTTATGAACCTTCATTGAAATATCATAGAGAAATTATCCATGGACAGCAATATTTAGTATTTGATGATGGTTGTTTCTTAGGGCTTCAAGTTCTAGGTGATGACGTTGAACCTTGTTTTGAGGGCGCAGCTTTTTATGAATTGCGTGAAAACATTGAAGAAGTAATAAAGAAAATTCAAAATATTGAAGCAACATATACTAAGGGAGGACAAGAAAAAATGCCTCAGATTTGTTTTAGATTATCTGATGCTCAGAAGCATGATGCAATTTGGGTTCTTCTAAATCCAAATTACAATGAAGAAGGCGGCTGGGTCGTTGATTATTCTATCTGTGATATTTATGATGATTACGCATTAGCTTACAATTATGGCGAAGCGCAATACGAACGAGTTTATTATACTAAAAACGATGAGACTGATAGCCTTGCTATCACTGAGAAAGTCAAAGTCTATGTTATCGATGTAACTGAGAAAGAAAAGGCTACAGTCGATACTCTCCGCCAACTAAATGGTGGCACCTATGAGCTAATAAATGAAAATCTGGAAAACGCAGAAGCTAATGCTGAAAAAATTTCTGGTTTTGAACTCAAAATTGAAGAGCTAAATAACGATATTGCAACTTTGAATACAGAGAAGGCTAATATCGAAACTAATTATAGAGCTGAGCAGAAAAAAGTTGAAGAGCTTTCTTCTGAAAATGGGTCTTTGAAGCAGTATAAGCTTAGTATTGAAACCGCGCAGAAAAATAATATTTTCTCTGAGTATGAAGATAAATTGAGTGAAGAAATTTTGAATTCTTACCGTGAGAATATCGATAATTATTCTGTGATTGAGTTAGACAAAGAGCTAGCTTATGAACTAAAAAAGACTAATTTTTCTGTTTATGAAAAACCTAATAATCAAGGTTATCTACACAAGGATGCCCAAAAGAGTGGTATCGACGAGATTTTATCTCGCTATGTAAAATAAATTTTGGAGGATTATAAATGGCTACTAAAAGATTGATAGTCGACGGTTTTGGCCAGGTTGAACTAAACAACGTCGCCTTCCGTCGTGACGGTCGTATCGTGGCGCAATGTGCTCCTGACGCTACCGACTTTGCTTCTATTCCTGTTGAGAATGGCATGATTCTTGCGGTTGATGAAACCGCGCGCACTGTGAAGCTTCCTACTGATGCTTCCCTTCCACTTGCTCTTGTATATTCTACTGAGCATATTTATGATGAGAGAACTCCTGGTCTAAAGAACTTCAGACTAAACGGTACTAACGATTTTCTACCTCGTCTTGGTTATCTTGATGTTGGCGATAAGTGGCACACTAACACCATTTGCTACTCTGATGCCGAATTTACTTCCGAAGCTCTTCTAATTGAAGCTCTAAAGAAATGCCGTGAGACTGCCGTTTATGGAAAGCCCGATGCGTCCGGTGCGGTTTGCGTGACTGCGACTGCTCCAGACAGTGGCCTTACTCTAAAGGTTGTCGAGTATGGCACAATGCCCGATGGTCAGAAGGGCGTAAAGTTCCACGTTCTAAAGGTATAATAGGAGGGTAATGAAATGACACTAACTGAACTACAAGAAATTGCCCTTCATGCTGTAAAGGGTACTGTTCCTGCTACTTATGCAAATAAGGAAGTTGATATGCAGGCTGCATTCGCGGATGGCCTCCGCGACCTAATGGGTTCTTATAACCAATTTATGAAGAACCGTTATGATATTTATGAAATTATCATGAAGGCTTATAACGAAATTCTTCCCGCAAAAGTCATTGATGCAATTGGCCAGTTTGCTGACGTTCAAGTGACCAAGAACAACCAGAAGGTTATGTTCAAGGTTCGTAAGGGTAAGTCCCGCGCCAGAAAGTTCATTACTCGCGCTGCTATCAATGGCGTTTATGAAACCTTCCGTCTTGATAGTGATACTTTTACCCTTGAAATGGGTAATGTTGGCGGTGGCGTTTCCGTTGACCTACAACGTGTTTCTGATGGCGCAGAATCTATCGCTGAGTGCATGGCCGTTCTAAATGAAGGTCTTGTCGATGCTGTCTATTATGAAGTTTATAAGGCTCTTCGTGCAGCCCTTAATGCTTCTGCTCGTCCTGCCGCTAATAAGGTTACTGTCAATGCTTGGGATCCAGAGAAGATGGTCAAGCTAATCAACGTTGTTCGTGCTTATGGCAATGGTGTTGCTATCTTTGCTCCTCCTGAGTTTGTTGGCGCGATGGGTGCTGATGCTATTGTTTCTGGCATTGCCAACACGACCAATGGCATTTACCATCCTGGCGATATCGATGCTATCCACAACACTGGTTACATCAACATTTTCCGTGGTTGCCCTGTCATCCAAATTCGTCAATCTTTCATTGATGAAACTAATGAAAAGACTTGGATTGATCCTCAGATGGCTTATGTGCTTCCCTCCGGCGGCGAAAAGGTTGTCAAGGTTGCTCTAGAAGGCGGCTCTCTAATCCGTGATTATCAGAACCGTGACGGCTCTACTGAAATCTATGCAGAGCAAAAGATGGGCGCGGCTATCCTCGCGCATCATAACTGGGGTATTTATCAAAACACATCTATAACCCAGACTTTTGAAAATCCTTATCCCAATCTATAAAATAAATCCCTACGATATATTACGTGATGGGGGAGGTAATCCCTCTCCCATCTTTTTCTAAAAAAAAGGAGTAAAAGGAGTATCTATTATGGCAAAAGTAAAAATCACAAGTAAGCATACAGGACCTCTTTCTGTAAAAATTCCAGACCTTCATTTTTCTCGTGAATGGATGAATAAGGGTTCCTCTGTTATGGTCGAAAAAGAACAACTTAGCGAAATGATGTATGACCCAGGCTTCAATTATATGATTGAAAGTGGAATGCTTTATATTGAGGACATGGGAACTAAGATTGAATTAGGTCTTGAACCAGAAGGCGCAACTGAGCCAGTCAATTATATTCCATTGGAAGACGCGCAGATGAAGCGCGCGATGACTGTTCTTCCAATTGGTGAGTTTAAATCTTTCCTAAAAACTCTAAAGTATGAACAGCTACTATCCTTGGCAGATTTTGCAATTCTCAACGAACTTGGAGATTTCGCGAAGGCGACAGCTCTCAAAGAAGCTTGCGGCAAGGACATCATTAAAGCCATTGAACTAAATAGGTTGGATAAGGAGGGCTAATTATGGCAACTCCTCTACAAAAAGTATATCAAACTTTTCTTTCTAAGATTTTAGAAGATGAGTGGCAGGGTTGGTCACGGGAAGAGTTAGAAGCAGATTTAGAGATGCTTTTAGCTGGCGCTGTCACAAGGTTCAAATTTCCGCGCAAATCTCTTGAATGGAATAGCGAAGGTTTCATTGAAGATTTAGATAATGAAGAAATTCAAATTTTAGCTTGTTATATGAAAGTTGAGTGGTTGAATAGAACCATTCTTTGTTGGGAAAATGTCAAGCCTCTTTATGAGGAAAGAGACTTTTCTCAAGCAAACCTCTTAGACAAATTTGACCAGATGCTAAAAACTGAGCAAAAGACAGCCGCGCAACTTGAGGCGATTTATTATCGTTCTATCAAGAGGAAGCCTTTTGCTTATAGGAAATTGGCGGAACAAGGTGACAAAGGAATTCGTTGAGGGCTACAATAACAAGCTAAAGAGTAAGCTGTTCGGTTTATTGTGCGAATTTGAAAAGAATGGTGAATGGGAAAAATTTCTTGATAGTATTATTATAGAACTTCTCGGTTTCCCAGAAGAAGCGCGCACAATAAATTATTATGCTTTATTCTATAAAATTTCTTCGCTTCGATATCTTCGTTATGAATATTTCCGTAGCACTATTTTTAGTTGTATGTCTCTTTTAGGTAAAAATGATGGATTATTATGATATTTATAATAAGAGACTAAATCGCTATGGAAATGACTACCAGTCTCGACTTCAAGGGAAGCGCGAATGCCAATTTGAGTTTTATCTAAAAAAATCTGTCTATTATACAATTTTTGAGTATGACGGACAAGAAATTGAAGGAAGTTTTGAAAGATATAAACAAGATAATACAAGGACTTTACATTACCTTCTTACAAAAATCGATGTCAAAATACCAAATGGGACTATTTTGATGATACCTGACAAAGATAATATTGAAGAGCCTTGGATGGTTTATTATCTTGAGCGCATCAAAGCTAGTGGTTATAATAGGTATATAATGTTACATATGACACATTTCTTGACCTGGACTGCGCGCGATGGCAGCACGCAAACTTCATGGGCTTATATGTATGGCCAAGAAAACAATATGCTAAAGGATGAATTGCGCTCAAGAAGCCGTATGGATACTCTTTATACAGAGAATCTAAAGACTAGTTTCTATATATTACCAAAGAACCAATATATAAGAAAAGACGATTATTTTATTGTTGGAGAAAAACCGTTTCAAGAGTATTTTAGAGTTACAGGTTACGATATTCAATCTAGTGAAGGTGTTGAATATGTAACTGTTGACCCAATTTATGAATTTGATTTGACGCCTCCGCCAAAAAAGCAGGAAGGAGATACTGATGAAGATTTCTTCTGGTTGAATGGAGGTAAAACATAATGATAAGAAATTTGAAAGAGATTGGGCCGTATCTTCAAAAAATTGTAACCCGTTTACAAGCAAATCAAAAACTTTTGAAGTATTTGTATTATACAGATAAAGACCCATTAGCGCAACCGGACTTGACTTCTAAACAAATTCAGGAAGAAATTTTCAATAAATTAGTAAAAATAGTCCCACGAGTTGGCCCGAAAGAAACCGCCAAAAGTTTGATTTCTATTCGAGTAGTGCGCGGGCGCCAAGATGAAACAAATAATCAAATTGAAAATTTGCAAATTGCTATAGAGGTTTTTGTCCCAATGACGCAATGGATTATAAAAGATGAAAATTTGCGGCCTTTTTGCATTATGGGTGAAATTCAGAATTCTCTAAACGGTAAAATTATTGATGGATTAGGTCGAGTACATGGTGGAGATTTTGATGCTAATTTTTTTACAGAAGAAATTTCTTGCTATGAAATGACTTATGAATTTTCTCTGTATGATTGATGAAAGTTATTTTCTTGGGATACCAAAGTCTTTTAGAAATCTTTGTAAAATTTATCCACCGGCAATTAATGATGTTGTTGGAAATGAAAAATTTCCTTTATATAAAAAAATACTAACTCTTTCTCAAGAAGAAATTGAGGATGAGTTTGTAGAAAAAGAACTAGATATAAAAAATTTACTTACTCCATTAGAGTATCTTCTCAATAACGCTTATAATAATGAGAAAATGTGGGAACTTGTAAACGAGGCTTTCGTTTTTTTTATTCATGAGCCAGTGATTTTTCTCTATGAGCAAAAGAGAATTTTGATTGGAGGTACTCAAAAAATTTTGGGAGATATTGAAAAAGTTGAAGATTTGAAATTTATTGATGAAGAAACTTTTTTTGACTTCCAAAATGAAGTACGCGCGTCACTTGGGGAGAAGAAAATAGAGCCTCCCGTGGAAAATGAAGACCCGCGTATCAAGAGGATGAAGGCAAAAGCTCGATATAGAGATAAAGTGAAAGAAAAAAGTGGAAAGGGGCTGACTTTTGCTTCTTCTTTGGCTTCACTTTGTTGTATGGGTTTTGGTCTAAATCCACTTAATCTCGGAGAGTTAAGTTATGCTTCGGTTCCAGTTTTGGTAAGATATTATCAAGAAAAAGAAAAATATCAATTAGATGTTGATAGTTTGCTTGCTGGGGCTGATAGTAAAAAAGTAAAACCCAAGTATTGGGTGACTAATTTTGATGATGATAAATAAATTTTATAGGAGGCTATAAAATGGCAAATATCTTAGATAGATATGGTATTAAAGAAGTTTGCGACTTTACTCTTTATAATATTGAAGATGATGGCTCGCAAGGCGCTCCCGCTCTATTTTTAGACACTCTAAAGATTAGTACGGTAGAGCAGACCGCAGACAATACTTCTGCGCGAGGCGGTAAAGGTAACGCTGAACTAATTATTTGGGATTTTGGTCGTGAAATTACTCTAAATCTTCAAGACGCTCTTTTCTCTGCAAAGTCTATGGCCATTATGTATGGTTGTCCAACTGATAAGCTTAGTTCTGAAGCGGGTAAAGTTTATCGCACTTGGATGCTTGACCCTAATGCGGAAGCTGCTCCAACTGAGCTTGAGCTTGGTTTAGGTAAAACCCATACTCCTGGTCCAAATGCTAAATATTACAAAGCGAATGGAGAATATGCAGATAAGACAGGTGATACTCAAGAGCCAGCTGCAAGTGGTAAGTTTACAAAGGGAGCAGCTTTTGTTACAGATGAAATCACCACTAAAGACCAAACTGTTATTGTTATCAATGCAGAAACTTTCCCCGGCACCTATTATTGCGTTGGCGATACTTATAGCCGAAGCGAAGTTACTGGTAAAGATAGTTTCTTCCAAATCCAAATTCCAAAGGCAAAGATGCTTTCTGATATTACGCTAACTCTGGAAGCAGAAGGTGACCCAACTGTATTTGATATGCAGATGAAGGTTCTTCGTCCAAAGGACGGCGATATGATGAAGCTCGTGAAGTACGATATTGCCTAAAAAATTAGAGCGGTGGAGGTTGGCTTCACCGCTCTTTTTAGAATAAAGGAGAAATCAAATGGTCGATTTATTTTCTTTTAAAGAATTAGAGCCTTGTTACTTGAAGGCTACTTACCCTATAGAGATTGGAGATAGAAAAATCGAAAAAGGAGAAATAATTGCTTCTTTTGATAAAATCCAAATGGGCTTTATGAAAGAAATTAAAGACTTTGTCGCCGCGCGTGGAGGCTTTGATAATAGAGGCTGGGTTTTTTGGGAAACGACTAAAGAACTTCCAATAAATTTTTCTCAAGGTGTGTTTTCTAGCTCTCAATTAGCTCTTCTTACAAACTCTAAAATGATTGATGTGCCAAAAACAGTAACGGTTCCAATATCGAATATTGAAAGTTTAGAAAGTGATGAAAATGGAGAATTTAGTTTGAAAGAAAAACCAACCAGTCTTTTCATTTATAACAAAAAGAATGGAGAAAAAATTTCTTTTGAACTAGATAATAAATTAGTAAAAATTGACGAGCCATATCTTGATGTGATTGCGCATTATGTTTTTGATTATAATGGCGGAGCAAGTCAAATTCAAGTTGGCCGACGTCTACTTAATGGCTTTATTGAATTAGAAGCCAGAACAAGAGTAAAGGACGATACAACCGGACAAGTTGTTACGGGATTGATAAAAATTCCAAAGTTAAAGCTAATGTCTGATTTATCTATTCGGCTGGGCGCGCAAGCATCACCGGTTGTTGCCAATTTTTCTGCGGTGGGTGTCCCAGTGGGTTCAAGAGGAAATTCTAGTGTAGCAGAATTTTATATTTTGAACAATGATATAGATAGTGATTTCTAAAATTATCAGCATTAGTTTTATCTAATGCTGATTTTTTTATGGGAGGAAAGGATGGCTGAAAAAAGAGTAATCAAAATATCGGCTGAAATTGAGCCAACTTTGAAGGGAATGAACCAAATCATTCAAAAACTTCAAGAAGGCTTGTCGAAAGGTTCCGCGCAGATTGATTTTACAAAAGGCGCGGGGAAACAAGTTTCAAGACTATTTGACACCTTTACTGAAGAATATAAGAAATTTCAATCACTTACAAAGAATGGAAATTTAGATATTCTTGATAGTAAAAAAGCATTACAATCTGGTGAGAAGATTATTTCTACTTTTCGTGACCTTCAACGAATTGTAGGTGATTTTAGTTCGTTAACAGTAGTTGACGCAAAAAAACTTTTTCCAGAGGCTTTTGATAAAAGAGTTGACGATGCGCGCCAAGCTTTGAATGGACTTCTAAATACTGCTCAAAAATTAAATAATAAGGGGATAGAATTAAATTCCGCGAAGGCCGAATTGGCAACTCTTACAGATAAAGTTAAAGAACTAAATTCAAAAATTACTGATACCGCTCAATTGAAATTAGATACCACTGACGCCGATAAAGCTCTAGACGGGACTAAAGAAAAAGTTGTTGAGTTGCAAAATAGTCTGAAAAAAGCCTATGGCGAACAATTTCAAACAGTAACTAAAGAATTAAATCAAGCTAACGAAAGACTTAATAGAGCAAAAAGTTCAATTAGTAAAGATATTACAACTCGTGGTTCAACTGTTTATTATCAAAACAGAACTAGAAAACAGTGGGAAAATGATAAAAATATTTCTTATCAAAAGAGGACTGGTGCGTTAACTGCCTTTGATAATTATAATAAAACTAGTGCGAAGATAAGAAACTTGGAAAAAGATATCAATAAATTACAAACAAGATGGAGCGCTTTAAATAAGATTGTAAATAATTTTGGTGAAGGGAAAATAGATAAAGCTGTCCAATCCATGCGTTCTCTTCAAGGAGAGGAAGATACAAAAAAAGCGAATGAGCTATCAACAGCTTTATTAGCCCAAGCCGACGCTGCAAGCAAAGCAGAAAAAGCCCGTAAAAAACTTAATGAAGCAGAAAAAACAAATAAACCGTTTCAAACTGACCTGGATAGAACAAATAAAAAACTTATAGAACAAGCTCAAAAAGTTAAAGACTTAGAAGCCGTTTATAAAAATTTAAGCGGTGGCATAAGTTTTGAAAGTCTTAAAACGGCGCTTAGTGGTATCGGAGTTAAAATAGAAGAAACAGACCTACAAACAGCAGAAGGATTAACAAAAATTAGGGCGGCTTTAGACGGCCTTGATAATAAAAAATTAGAAGAACTAAAAAGCAACCTAAAAAATATTGGTATTTCGGCCGACCAAGCTGACAATTTTGTTGATAAGTTCAGAGATGGAATGGGGCAAGCAGGTCAATCCGTCCAAGAATTTACTTCCCATCAGAAAGAAGTAGAACAATTCCGAGATAGGCTTCTTCAATTCTTCTCCATCTCTAATTCAGTCCAATTATTCAAAAGAGTAATTCGTTCAGCTTTTGAAACGGTAAAAGAGCTAGACGGCGCGATGACGGAGATTGCAGTTGTTTCTGATTTCTCTGTCGGAGATATGTGGGAGAAATTACCACAATTTACTGCGCAAGCGAATGAACTAGGCGTTGCAATAAAAGATACATATAATGCTACCGCACTTTATATACAGCAGGGTCTAGACTTACAGCACTCAATGGAGCTATCTAATGAAACTTTGAAGATGGCTCGTATCGCTGGCATGGAAGCTGCTAATGCCACTGATGCAATGACTTCTGCTCTTCGTGGTTTTAACATGGAGTTGAATGAGACTTCAGCAAAAAGGGTCAATGACGTCTATTCAGAACTGGCAGCGATTACAGCCTCCAATGTAGAAGAGCTTTCTACTGCTATGTCAAAGACGGCTTCTATCGCGCATAGTGTCAATATGGAGTTTGAGACCACTGCGGCTTTCTTGGCTCAAGGTATTGAAACAACGCGTGAAAGTGCAGAAACCATCGGTACCATGCTGAAGACCGTTATCGGTCGTTTTTCAGAAGTCAAATCTTTATATTCAAAAGGTGAAATTACTGGCACCGACGAAAACGGTGAAGTAATCAATGTAAATAAAGTTCAAAAAGCACTCCGCGAAGCGGGTGTTGATATGACAAAGTTCTTTGTTGGTGAAGAAGGCTTAGACCAAGTTTTTCTAAATCTGTCCAAAAAATGGGATAGTTTAGATATAACAACTCAAAGATATTTGTAAAAGTATCTATAACCTATTGAATTGCGGGAAATTCCTTAGAGCTTTAGCAACCAAGCGTGAGTGGTAACATATCATGTGGCGAGGGTAATGACTAAGGTATGGTAAAATCGCTAAAGATTGGAAAATCCGCAGCCAAGACACATAATTTGCTTTTCTCTTATTTTTTGGCTATAATAAAATAGGAGGAATGATATAATGAAACAAATTTATTTAGATAATGAACCAACCCCTTTTTATATAACAGAAGGAGGAGCGCTTTGGAGAGAAGATACCAATCATTGGTATAAACCTTTTGATAATGGAGGGTATCTTAGTTACCATTTGAAATGGAAAAATAAAACTTATCCGAGACGTATTCACCGTTTAGTAGCAGAAGCATACTTACCAAATCCAGATAATTTACCTTTTGTTCATCACAAAGACCATAACCGATATAATAATTGTGTAGATAATTTAGCTTGGGTGTCCATTCAAGAAAATAATGAAGATAAATTAGAAAGAAAGAAACAAGAGCAACATATAAATGAAAAAATAGATTTTGAAAAAGAAGAGTGGAAACAGTATTTAGAAACTGACTTTTGGATTAGTAATATGGGTCGAGTAAAAAATAAAAGGACTGGGAATATATTAAAAGGTAGTATTCTTCTTACTGGATATATTAGATATGGTCTAAGAATTGATAAAAAATTACATTATTTTAACGGTCATAGTCTTGTTTGGTTAGTATGGAATGGTAAGCAGAAAGGGGTTATAAACCATATAAATGGTGATAAATTAGATAATAGATTATCAAATCTTGAGGATGTTTCTCAATCAGAAAATCTGATAAAAGCAAATATTCCTAATCGGATGCCTGTTTGTAACAGTTTAGAAATAGGAGGAGAAATTATAAAAATCTTCCCTTCGCAAGGACAGGCAGCAAAATATTATAATATAAATCCTGGAACGCTAAATAAAGCAGTACATAATAAAAAATGGCGTGCAGGAGGCTTTTATTGGAGAAAAGTAGAGGAAAATGATTATGTGTAAGGTTCAACGACTACTCTATATCGGGTAACGATGGAGGTAGAGACATTGCGTCTCGAAGCGGTAGGGCAGATTTGAAAAAGAATCTGATGATATAGTCTATTCCTTTGTGAAAGCAAAGGTAGTAAAGATTGCAACAGTAGCCAGTGGCGCGAGACAACAATCTCGTTTCATTGCAATGATATCCAACTACTCCAAAACAATGGAGCTAGTCAATGCAGCAAACAATAGCGCAGGCGCAAGCCAACGCCAATATGAAAAAACACTTGATAGTCTAGAGACAAAGCTCGCTAAGCTGAAGAACGCTTGGAATGAATTCGCTATGGGCTTGTCAAACAATGAATTTATAAAAGCTGCTGTTGATGCTTTGACTGGTCTTTTAACAACAATAAATAAAATTATCGGTACTATTTCTGGCGGGAGTGGCGTCATAAAATCCGCTTTGAGTATTCTTACCGCAATTGGTGGTTTAAAATTAGGTAAGTCACTTCTTTTCTCTGTAACTGATAAAGTCGGTGGAGGAAGAGAGGGAGGCTTCTTGCAAAGAATCTTTGGCAAAAAACCTCAACTTCAAGCGGAAGGAATGCAAGCAGGCCAAGCTGCTGGTCAAGGGTTCAAAGCTGGTTTCCAAGCGGCAATGAAGGGCGCGAAGAAAAACGGTTTAAAAGGTCTTTTTAGTAGTGTGACTAGAGATTTTACGCAAGAAGAATTTCAAAAAGGCTTCAAAATGTCTCAAATAGATTTTTCTAATGTAGACAATAAATCTATTTCAGATTTTATGGCAGCACATTGGAGTGGTTTATCTGAAGGACAAAAAAAATTATTTACGGCTCAAGATACTGCTAATTTAGAAGCTTATAACAAGAAATGTCAAGAGCTTGATATTACTCTGGTTATGACAGGACAAAAAGCGAAGGCCATGGGAGCTTCTTTCAAAGAAAGTAGTAAAAATCTTTCTGCCGTAGCGACTGCCGCGGGTGTAGCTTCTGGTGCTTTAATGGGAATTGCCTCTCTTCTTGAAACAACCGGTAGCGGTGGCGAAAAAGCGGCTGGGGTAATTCGTGGTTTTGCAACCGTCTTAATGGGTCTAATTCCCGCCATCCAAATGGTTCAAAACGCAATGATGGCTAGCGCGACGTCTATCAGCGCAGCTATTTCCTCAATCCCTATTATTGGATGGATAACAGCAATTATTTCAGCTGTTATAGGGTTAGTTCAAGTTATTAAAGCTGTCTGGCCAGAAAGCGAGCAAGAAAAGCTTGAAAGACTAGAAGGAACTCAACAAAAATTAGCAGAAGGCGCAAAAAGTGCGCAAGAAGCTTACGATAATTTGAATAGTTCGTTATCTGAACTTGGTGAAGCGAAGAAAACTTTGGACAGTCTTGTTCAGGGAACTCTTGAGTGGAAAAAGCAATTATTGCAAGTAAATTCTCAAGTTCTCGAACTAATAAATAAATATCCTCAATTAGAGTATGTCCGTGGGCAAAACGGCCTATTAGAAATTACAGATAGCTCAATTGACACAGCAATAAAAGCCCAATATAAAGCAGCTGAAAACGCAAATGCTCTATCTGCATTTAGTCAATTAGCAGTGTCTGGGCAAAAAGTTAGTGTTCGTCAAGATGAGATAGATGACGCCATTGTTGAAGCTGTAACGCATAGCGCTTATGCTTCAGAAGAAATTTTACGTGAAAAAATTGAAAATGATCCAAGCTGGAGAGTAACAGAAGAATTTGCCTCTCGGACAAAGATGTCATCTAAAGCAATGGATGAGTTAAATCGGGCACTAGATAGTGTTTCACAAAGTCTTTTAGAACTAAATACCCAAGCACAGACCTATAGCGCTACTATTTATGGCGAGCGCGCAAAAGGTTATGAAGATACCCCGTACTATAATCAAATTTTGGAAGGAGTAGCAGTAGCTAATGCGGATAAAGTTTCTGAAAGTACTGAAAAATGGATAAATAATTTAGAAGCGTCTAATCCTATGGATATTTTTGGCTTGCAAGATACGCTTATAAATCATTTTGCTGAAACACTTGGTGTAACTGACCAAAGTGGGAGTATTAGAACTTATCAAGAGGTATTGGCAAAAATAACCGATCAATCAATAGATGAAATAGAAAAGCTTTATACTGATAAAGATAGTATAATTCCGGTTATAGCTGAAGCTATAGCGATGAGAGAAACTGGTAATAATATTCCTGCGCTTTTCAAGAAAATGAGCGGAGCAAGTGACCAAAAACAAGCCAGTCTTTATGCTGGTCTTTATTCTGGCGGAGGCAACTTATCATTAAGTCAAGCGAAGAGTTTTAATAGAGAAGATGCTCAGCAATTTTTAGAGCAAAATGGTTTTACTGCTTTAGACTTTGGTTTTGATACAATGGAAGAACTTTTAGATAGTTTAGAACAATCTGCTGAGAATAATATAGCATCATTTAAACAAAGTCAAAGTGAGTTGCAAAGAAGTCTTGGGTCCAATGATTGGGCATTTTATCAAAAAGAGCAAGCCTCCCAACTAATGGAAAACCAAAGTCTCCAAACAACCCAAGCATATTTTGACCAACTAACTCAGCTCTACGCACGAGGTGGCAAAGAAGCAGTTTCTGCTTTCCAAACTTCTTTCACTGATATTCTTTCCAAAGTTCCCGAAAGTCAAAGACAAAAAGTCATGGATATCGTCACTTCAACAGACCTCTCTGATTTAGATGGCGTCAAACTAATGTTTGAAGAAATCGAAAAAGTCGCACCAGGTACTGTTGGCCAGCTAGGAGGAATGGAGAAGGCTATTGTCGAACTGGGTAAAGCAACCAAAAAAGTAAATCTCCAATCAACTCTTTCAGAAGTAAAATCTCTTCTCGATTTGGCTGATGATATTGAGGGGCGCGACCGTTCTCAAGGTGTTTCTCAAGAAGAATTAGACCAGATTGTAAAAGCAGGTGCAGCGGATTATTCTGATTTCTTCTTTACGGGTCAAGAATTTATTCCTGTTACAAATAGCATGGAAGGACTATCTGAAGCTGTCCGCGCGAACACTGATGCGATTTTGGAAGAAACAATGACACGGTTGAAGCAGCAAATTGGCAGTGGTGAATATGTAGAAGAACTTTTCAATAGTGCCAAGTGGGGAGATACACCAGCTGATCAGAAAAATCGAATTGTATCTGGCGAGGCAACTGCCGCAGATTGGCAAATTGTTCGTGATGTTCTTGGTATGAAAGACGCTTCTCAAGAGGAAGTAATGGCGAAGTATCGCTCTTATATGCCAGATTATCTCAATCTTGCTGAAAATCGTCAGCAAGTAGAAGAATACGGTAATTATGCGGCGCAGGCAGAAGCTTATCGAAAAGACCCCCAAATTTTACTCAATCAAGGCGGCCAATATCTTGATGAACGAATGCAAGCCGCTCAGGCCACTGGAACTTTGACTGAATTGACTAAAGATTATAATGAAGCAGAGAAAGAAAGCGGGAAAGCAGTATTTGAAAATTCAAAATTGATGAAAGCTCATACTTTAAGATATTCTGAAGGTGAGAAAAAAGTCAAAGCTCTTTGCGAAACAATAAAAGATACGAAAGACGCTTTTGATGAAGGAACAAAGGCTCTAAAAGAAAATAGGACTCCCGCTGATAATTATTATAAAGCACTTGATAAAATTGAAGAGAAAGGTAAAGAAGTATTTGGCGGAACTTTTACTAAAGATTTTATTAGAGAAAATGCTGAATTGGTATCAGCTTTATCTGAAGGCGGGGAAGTTGGCGAGCAAGCTTTTATCCAGCTTCAAGATATTATTGCACAATCAGTTAAAAATTCTATTAAAAATTTAATGGATTTCAAAGGAACAGCAGAACAAGCAAAAATTATATTAGATGAAGTTAATGGACTTGATGCACAATTTGCTCTTACTGGAACTGCGGATGTTAGCCAGCTAATAAATGCTCTTATACAAGCAGGATATACTGCGGACGAGGCGGCCAAGAAAATTGAGGCTTTAACTGGGACCTCTGTTACTTATGAAGTAAAATTACAAAAAATTCCAGATGTTACTGTTGCTAAAAATGGCGAATTGGTGCAAACAACCAAATGGATACCTAAAGTTGTACGGGCTGTCGCAACTAAAAATACCTACTCCGGCTCCGGCTTCTCTGGCGGCTCTTCCGGTGGCGGCGGTGGCGGTTCTTCCAAAAATTGGCAAAATCCATACGACGAACTCTACAACCTAACTGAAAAAATAAATGAAGCACTTCGTCGTCGAGAAAAGCTTGAACGTGAATATAGTCGTATCCTCGAACGTCGCGGCTCTACTTACCAAGAACTTTCTAAGAACTACTCCGCGCAGCTAGCGTCCCTTGAAAAAGAGCTTTCTCTCCAAAAAGAACTTCAAGCAGGGCGCGAACGGCAAATCAACAAAGTTTCATCTGAAAAATATACTGATAGCGAAGGTAACGTTAAAACATTTGCTGAGACAGGAGCAACAAAATATGGGCGTTATGACAAAGCTGAAAACCGCATCATTATTGATTGGAGTGCAATCGATAAAGTTACTGATGAAAACCTCGGCGGCGCCATTGAAGCCTATATTAGTCGTCTAGAAGAGCTTCAATCTCAATTTGAGGAAACTGATGAAAAAATTGAGGATATTGAAGATAGTATTGATGAACTAAAGAAAGACAAGATGCAAGACTATCTCGACTTTGAAAGTAAGGTTTATGATGCGATTGTACAACAGCGCCAAGAAATCATTGATAACTTCCAAAGTCTTTCTGATACAATTAGTGAAAACAACACCAGCGTCCTTGATAGCCTCCAAGAAAGTATCGATTTAGAGCGTCAAATTCGTGATAATACCAAAACAGAAGAAGATATAAATGAAAAAGAAGCCCGTCTAGCTTATCTGCGCCGCGACACTTCTAACGCAAACGCACTTGAAATCAAGCAACTCGAAGAAGAACTATCCCAGGCGCGTGAAGACTATACGGATACTTTGGTTGACCAAAAATTAGAAGAACTTCGCAATCAAAACGATAAAGCACAAGAAGCTCGCGAAAAGCAAATTGAATTGATGCAAACTCAATTGGATTGGCAACAAAAGAATGGAGATTTTTGGAACAAAACCTATGAATTGATACAGGGAGCTTATGGCAGTGGCGGAATGCTAGACCAAGGTTCCCCTCTCGTAGAATTATTGAAAAAAACGGAAGGCTTCAAAGGTATGTCCAAATTTGGCCAGATAAATTGGTCTAATGAAATTTCCAAAGGTTTCCTCTCCGCTATACATGGTTATGATCAATGGGAGCAATATTCTGCTGAAAACATTACTCATACGGCGAAGCTTTCTAATGGAACTCAGCTTTTCTATAATAGTGAAACGAAAAAATGGACAGATGCTTCTGGTAAGGAATATTCAAATGTTCGTTATAACTCTCAAACTGGTGCTTTTGATAGTGACGAGACAATTTCTGCGAGTGGCGGATTTGCTCCCGATATCGCTTCTCAGATTATTGATGCGGTGAACGCGGGAGATGTTGGACTAACGAAGCGCCTCGAAGACCAGCGCGATAAAAAAATTGATGAGAGCGGTTCTAATAAATGGGCGAAAACTAAGGGAAATATTTCTAATGCTTTGCGCGATGCTCTTGTTTCGCCAATCGACCCGAATGCTGACTATAAAGATTTAGCGCGAAAGGCTATGAGCAATGGCCAGTTCTATTCAGCTCTCATGTATGAAATTATTCGCAATCGTAAAATCGCGCAATATGGCTCTGAGTTTTCTGCGGATAATGAAATTCTTCGGACAATTTTCTCTGAAAATGTCAAGGCGTTCAAAACTGGTGGCTTGGCTAATTTTACCGGCCCCGCTTGGCTTGATGGTTCTCGTTCCAAGCCAGAACTCGTCTTGAACGCGCGCGACACTGAAAACTTCCTTATGTTAAAAGATGTTCTTGGCTCGCTGTCCAGGAATTCTGACGCAATAGGGCGCACGAATGGTGACAATTATTTTGATATTCAAATTTCTGTTGATGAGATTGGTTCTGATTATGATGTTGACCAATTGGCGCGGCGTATCAAGCAGATGATAACTGATGCAAGCTCTTATAGAAATATAAATTCTATAAATATGTTAAGATAGTATAATGTATCGAAATGTTCTCCACTTATAATTAAGAAATAAATGGAGGATATTTAAATGAGGACTCAAATTTTTAATAAAGATAACTTACCAGAGCAAATTTCAGTTGGTAAAGCCAATAATTTAATAGGTAAAAAATTTGGGAGGCTTCTTGTTTTATATAGATGCAATCCACCTGAACGAATCAAAAATAAAAGTCAAACTTATTGGGTTTGTAAATGTGATTGTGGCTGTTCTAAAGATGTAGAAACATATAATTTAACTCATCATTTAATTTTTGATTGCGGTTGTCAAAGACTTTCTGTTGGAGAATATGCAATTAAAAGATTTTTAGATAAAAGGGGAATCTCTTATAGACAAGAGTTCTCTTTTGATGATTTAAAAGACAAGTGTAAATTGCGTTTTGACTTTGCTATTTTTGATAATACACAATTAAAATGCTTAATAGAATATCAAGGCGAACAACATTTCTATGAGAGCAACCGTTGGTTTAGTAAAAATATGCAAGAGCATGACAAAGTAAAAAGAAAATATTGTAATAAAAATAAAATTCCGCTATATGAAATTCTATATAATGAAAATATAGAAGATAGATTAGAACAAATTTTTGGGAAGAAGGGAATGAAGAATAACTTATTTAGCCATTAATAAAGATTTATACTTATCTAGTTCTTCGGGGTGAAGATAGTACATATCGAAATGTAAATGCAATTAGCTTCATCAGATAAATCGAGAAATTTTCTGCGGATGTGACTTATAAAAAGATTGAGTATAGGAGGAATATAGAATGAAAGGAGATTTTATCGGATTTTCTTTTTGTGGAGTAAATTCCTCCGACCTTGGAATTTTAAGAGTGAGCGATGGGAGCAGGTATAATGAATACCTGCTTCCTAACTCACAAGATAATACTACTCAAATTCCAGGCGGAGATGGCACGTATTATTTTGAAACTTATTATACCAATAGACCAATTTCTATTCAAATTGCCTTTGACGATTTATCTGAGCAAAATTTTAGAAAGCTTCAACAAACCTTTGATGCGAAAAAAATTGGCAAACTAATTTTTGAAGAAGCTCCATATAAATATTATATGGCTAAAGTAACTGGTGCGCCACAGCTAAAGTATATTTGTTTTGGTCGAGAAGGCGAACCGCGTGTATATAAAGGAGAGGGGACAATACAATTTACTTGTTATTACCCTTATGCGAAAAGTGTTGCTTTATGCTCGGCTCTTATTGAAGCTTCAAATAAAGAAGAATGGCGCGAACGAAGCGGTTTGCCTGATACTGCTCCAATTACCAGCGGAACCAATATTAGCATAAAAAATGTTGGTGATATTGATATGGAATGGCGCGCAATTTATCGGGTTGAAAATAAAGCATTGAGTTTGCAAAGAATAAAAGTAGAAACAGTAGGAGAATTGAATTTTTCTTTTTCCGAAGGAATTAAAGACGAAGACCAATTTATTGTGATAAGTTCTAAAACGAATTTAGTTGAGGGATTAGACGCTAACGAAGAGCGTACAGGGAATCTTTATAATAAAGCGATTACTTCTGGTTCTTTTTTCAAAATTCCTGCTGATAATAAAAATTATAGTTTTGTTTCAACTGGTGCTAAGTGCACTAATCTTAAATATGAATATATCTATTACTAATGGAGGTTTTTATGAATAAAGATACATATCAAATTTCCATTTGGGAAGATATATTAGTCAGTGGAATTAAAGCTCATTATGAAGAACAAGAATTAGCAATTATTGGTTCTGATACGATGACTGCTCCGTATCGCGCAATAGAACCAAAACTTGTTCAAAACATAAATGGTTCAAATATTTTAACATTTAAGCTTTATTATACTTACATTGACACTGAGACAGGAAAGCGAGAAAGTAACCCATTTATCAAACTTCTTGTCAATGAAAGACGAGTAAAATGTAAATGGAAAAATGAATGGTATGACTTTGTAATCAAATCTATTCAAGAAGATAGCAACAATAAATCAATTACTTATACTTGTAAAGACCTTTTCATCAATGAGCTAAGCAAGACTGGTTTTAATCTTATTTTTGATAATGAATTAGAAAATAACCAAGGAACCGCGCAAGAGATAGGGAAAAAAGTTCTCGAAGGAACAGATTGGGAAGTTGCTAATGAAGGTCAGGATACTATTCAACAAACGATTGAAGAACCATTATACGAACTTTTTACTAAAAGTTCTTTTTGGGGAAAAGGCTCTGATGGTAAAAATAGTTTTGAAGTCCCTGGTTTTGTAACAATTCTTGTTCCTTATTCAATTTTTCAAAAACCTTATCCTCAATTTTTCCAATTCTTTTATTCTGAAGATGGAAATTATAGTAAGTATCAAGAAAATAATAGTGTAAAACTTACAAATATTGATTGTTGTTTTTCAGATAGACCCTTTATTGTTACAGAAAAAGAAAATGGAGAAAAAGTAGTAACAATTGATGGCGTTGACGTTTTAAGACTTCTTTCTGGTCATGCCCTTTCAGATTGGAGAGCAGATAGACTTGTTATAGCACCGATCCAAGAATTTAGCACTCTTGTAAATAGATATTGTTATGTTTATGATTATGACAAAGGTGGAGATTGGGAGAAAAAACTTTATAAGTATATAAAAACAGAATATAACGACCCTACTGTTGTATTGAATTTGGTAGTAAACTCTAAAGAATTCAAAGACACTTTGGGATGGATAGGGGAAGACTTAAAATGGGAATTATATCCCCCATATTCAAATATTACAAATATAAATGAACTACAAGCGTATAATGCCACTACCTACCTAAAATTAGGTAAAAATAAAACAGTTTTTAATACTGGACTTCAAAAATCATCTATGTATGTTGAAGATGGGTTCCAGACGGGAGATAGATACATATTTAGAGTAAAAGGAAGTCCTACTCTTGGAGAGACGACAAATTTATATAAAAAACTTACTCCAGTTATCTGTGAAAGAGAAGCTGATAGCTATGAACCTAAAAAAGAAAAGCCTAATATATATTTTACAGTAAAAGAGCCTGCTAAATTTGTTGATGGTTGGACGGAATATGAGCTAGAATGCACGCTTTCAATTTCTCAAGCAGAAATGCAAGTGTGGCCGATGGGTCTTTTCATCAAAGTTGAAAATGAAGATTGCTGGATTAAAGAATTTCAGTTTTTCAAAGAAGTTATTGGTAAAGATGGCACGCGTATCAATCCAGGCGAGATGGAAAAACAAAGCGTTGCAACAGAAGTTTACTGTTATTTTGATGCAAATGATAAAGCAAAAGACCCTAAGGACATTAACTATTTATGGAAAGGAACAACCGATTGGTCAAATGAAAAGCTATCAGCTCGCTATCCGAAAGACGGTAATGGTAATTATTCCTATGAAAAAATTCGTAGTATTACTGGTAAAAATTCCAATCGTTTCAATCTGTTACAATCAATAGCAGAGACTTTTGAGTGTTGGGTTCGTTTTGAAATTCAGCATGATAAAGAAACCGGTCGAATGATTTATATTGATGGTAAACCGCAAAAGAAGGTTTATTTCAAAAAGAATGTTGGTAAAGAAATCGGTTACGGTTTTGTTTATGGGATAGATTTAAAAGCTATTTCGCGCACAATAAACTCGGAACAAATAACTTCAAAAGTTATTGTTGTTCCAAATGTAAATGAATATGCCGAAAATGGAGTTTGTGAAATCGCGCAATCTGATTTTAATCCATGTAAAGAAAATTTTATTCTAAACTTTGACTACTATATAAATCAAGGGTTATTGGATAGCGGTTCTATCAACGGAGACTTATGGCTCTCTCCAATAAATGGCTCTCTTGGATATTATCCGACTTTGAAAGCTTTGAATAGTCATTACTATTCTTTAACAGAAGAATATACCGTGCGAAAGACTGAGTTAGATAAGCAAAAGTCAATGCTTAAGGTTTATGAACAGTACAAGACGTCTACTTCTGAACAAATAACTTCAGTAAAATCTGACATCGCGCGGCTTATCGGGCTTGAAGAATATGGAGAAGAGGCAGTTCTTCAATACATTAAAACTCATCCGAATTATGATAAATTAGAAACATCATTTGTTTCATTAAAAACTCTTGAAAACAATCTAAAAGAATATGGTAATATAGTAAAGTCTCTAAATGCAAGCACTGCTTCTTTGAACACAGAATTAGAAAACAATTCTTCTAGTCAGAAAAAAGATTTAGAAGACATGGAAGCTCTTCATAAATCTTTTTATGAAAAATATTCTCGATTTTTACAGGAGGGGTCTTGGACTTCTAATGATTATCTAAATAAAGATTTATATTATTTAGACGCCACATCAGTTACTTATACAAGTTCGCGCCCACAAATTTCTTATAATATTTCTGTGCTGCGCTTAACATCTTTAGAAGAATTTAGAGGGAAAGTTTTTAATATAGGAGACATTACTTATGTTGAAGATACTGAATTTTTTGGCTACACTTATATAAAAGGAATTGACGGAAGTATATCAAGAACTCCTTATAGAGAAAAAGCTTTAATTAGTGAAATAACCTCTAATTTTGATAGTCCAGAAAAAGATAGTTTTAAAGTTCAAAATTATAAAACTCAATTTGAAGATTTATTCCAAAGAATAACCGCTACCACTCAGTCTCTTCAATATTCAAAAGGAGAATACCAGCGCGCGGCCAATATTGTTACTCCAGAAGGGGTTATCAATCAAGAAACTCTTCAAGCAAGTATTGCTAATAACGCTAATTTAGTCTATAATTCACAAAACAATACAATCGTTCAAGATGCTACAGGCATCACTCTCGTTGATAAATCTAATCCTTCTTACCAGACGAAAATAACTTCTGGCGGATTGTTTATTACAACAGATGGCGGGACTACCTGGAAAAACGCTATTCGCGGGGAGGGTGTTGCTACTCAATACCTTACGGCAGGTTCAATAAATACTGGAAATATTACCATTTTAGATGGAATAAATCCATCCTTTAGATGGGATAATTATGGCATAAATGCTTATAAAAAGCATTATGAGTATAACGAAGATGGTACTATAAAGACTTTCCTTGGCGTAAGTCCACAGAATTTTGTCCGTTTCGACCAATACGGCATCTATGGCATTGACGGTTTTAAAGTTGCTGATGATAATAATAGTAAAGAATATATTCCAGCCAATGAAGATGCTATTTGGAATGACGCAAAATTTGGTTTGACTTGGAAAGGTTTCTTCCTCAAGAATAAATCTAGGAATGGTACTGTTGAGATTTCCTCTGAAAACGATATTACTGTGAATGAAAGGGATACTACCCGAATTCAAATTGGTGGTATCGGTACAAAAGAAATTTATGAGAAAACATCTGATACAAAGCCTATAGAAGGTAAAAAATATTATAAGAAGAATGAAGGCGAGACATCATATACAGAAGCAACTAATATCTTAGAGAATGATAATCCAAGCGAAAAAGGATACTATGAAATTTTTGAAGATACAGTTTATGGTATTCGGATAAAAGATGAACAAGGTATCACTGTCATGGAGACAAGTGACAACGGAAAACTTTGGCTAAAGAATAGTCTTTATCTGGGAGATGGTACTACAAATAACGTCCGTATTGGCTATTTTTATGAAAATGAAGAAGAAATCTCCTCTCCTTATAACGTAATAAATGCTAATAATAATTTTATTGTTTATCCAGACGGCACGATGGTCGCGCGAAGTGGTCAATTCTCTGGTATAATTACTGCGGCGAGACTTGGAACGAACAATACTTATATTGATGAAAGCGGTTTGACTTTTATCAATAGCGGATTACACGCTTATGTAGAAAAAGAAGGACAACCAAGAAAAGAAGTTTTATCTTTTGAAAATGGTAATCTTCATATCTCAGGAGATATAAGTGGTTCGACTGGTACTTTTTCTGGAGATATTAGTGGTGCAACTGGTACCTTCTCTGGAAACATAACTGCCGCAGGTGGTACTATTGGTGGTTTTACAATTTCTGAAAAAAGTCTTACCTCCACTGATGGAAAAAATAGTATTATACTAAACGGTTCTAATGGTACTATTACTGCTAATAATATCATATTAGGTATCGGCGCGAAGATAGCTGACTATATCAAACTTGGAGAAAACGTAAAATTACGGACACCAACTAATGATAAACCGAATTTCTTAGAAGTTAGCTCCGAAGATGGAGTAAAAATTTCAATAGATGAAAACTGCGTTATGAAATTAGGAGAATTAACTCTTAATGGGAATGCTTCTACTATAAAAGGGAAAAACTTTGAAATAAATCCTGAAAAAGCTATTTTTAAGAATATAATTGCGCAGGGTGGTACTATTGAAAACGTAGTATTCAAAAAGTCCTCTGTTCAATCAGTGGGCGGCCAAATGATATTCAAGCCATCGGCGCATGGCACGTTCTCTAGGACTGGAAGTAATCTTTTCTTTACTTTTGACAGCGATAGTAATGATGAAAAAATCACACTTGCCGAAGGAGATATCGTATTTATTACAAGCGCAAATGGAACTGATAAAAAACAGCTAACTATTCCAAACCAGTCTGGCGAAAGCAATAGTCTAATTATAAATCTTGGTGATATAAACGGCTTTGATGGCTCTGGAACTATAATGAAGCTAGCCGGTAAAAGTGGTGCTAATTCTTATGAGAATGCACTTCTTATGGGCATAAATCCAGATGATACAAGTACTGGTGTAAGAGATGCTAATACTCATCTTTTTAAAGAAAGCTTTTCCTTTATTGCTCCAGAAATATCAGAAATAGAAGGAGTAAATTATGACACCTCTCCTGTCCTTTTGTTGGGCAATCTATCAACTCTAGGAAAAGCTAATATTAGTGGATATGGTCTTTATGGTGAAAATGTTTATCTTCATGGCGCATTGACGACAGAACTAAATGATAAAGAAAAAACTTTTGCTGGTATCAACACGACTTCACCAGTTATAACTACTAAATTTTTAAAAGATGAAACCGACCGCATCGTTTTTTGGGCTGGCGCAAATAATTATACTGATATAAAAGACGCTCCTTTCTTTGTTACAAATAAAGGAAATCTTTACGCAAAAGAAGGTATTTTTGAAGGCTCTTTGATTTCCAAGTCTAGAATTCAAAGCGCAATAATTTATGCCGCTGAAATCCATGGAAGTCAGATAGATGAACAAGGTGTAACACAGACTGCACCGCTTACTATTTATGATACAACTCAAGGAATTAGATTTTGTAAAGAAGATGAGGCAAATGGCGCTAATCCAACTCTAGAGATAACTTCTGATGCCTTTAAGCACTTTGGTAAAAACTTTATAGTCAAAGAAGAAGAGGGGGCAAATGTCTCTACGAAGTTTATTGGGAAATATCAGACAGTAAAAGCTCAAAATGGGATAGGATGTCTGCTAATTCAAAATGAAAAGATTGAAAATATTATTTCACAAGATGGCGGATATCGTTCAAATTCTGTTATAGATTTTTCTGAGGGGAAAATAAAGTTATTTATCGAGCAAATCCAGCAGATTGAGGTAGATGGCTCTCAAATTCGTAGCGCTGCGCCATCTACTATAGCAGAACAAAATGTTATTTTTGGAACAAGTCAAACTCATTTACTAAAATATCAAAAGATGGAAAATGGGTATAACTTGTACGTGAGCTAAAAGCTTGAGTAAAAGGAGGAAAAATGGCTTATAATATAAATCCTACTAAAAGTTGGGAAATAAATACTGAAAGCCGTAATGGTTGGTATGCGCAAATTGTTTTAAAACAATATATTGACCCAGCGGCAAATAAGAGCCGTCTTGATTGGGAAGGCTTCGTTAAGAATGGAAGTGCTAGTGCTGGTAATTATATTACGACTTATGGTATAAAATTTTATGTTAACGTAACAAAGGGGGGGACTGGGAGCCTTTTAGATGGGGATTATTCCAATAAAGAATTTTGGCCAGAGCCAACTTCACTTGGACCAAGAAAGCACTCTGGATCATCATCTCCAACGTACTATAATAAAGGAAGTTTCACTATTTCTCATAATACAGCAGGCCAAGCTAAAATCATTTTTACTTTGGCAGCTTGGCTTTATGGTTCAACTGATGATTATAAAAAGACTTCTGGCGATCAAACTATTGAATTAGTTCCAAACATTCAATATACTGCACCGTCGGCGCCGACGAATTTTATGGTTGGTCTTATTGGGTATCCTTCAGAAAGTATTATTGTTCCAGGAATAACAGAAAATACATTTTCATATTCTTTTTCTGGAAGTTCTCCAGGACTAAATAATTCAGTAAAAGAATATGAAATTCTTCCTAAAATTGGGAGCGTAAACCAATCCGCTATAACAGTTACTTCCTCGGTGGGTAGCTTCACTCTTAAAAATTTAGAGAGGCAAAGAGGGAAAGAAATAACTTTTTCAGTTAGAGCTATTGGCGAAATAACCGGTTATAATTCAAATTATGTAACTAGTGGAAATTATCTTCGAGTAAATAGATTACCAAACACGCCGACTGGTTCAAGCCGTATTTTTCCAAGTAGAGCTACTAATATGCACTTAGATATGACTGCGGGAAGTGACCCAGATGGTCAATCTACTTCAGTTGTTTATAGTGCCAGTGTAGAAGGGGCTTATAAAGATTACAATAGTGATACATATTTAGATGAAGGAACTTATTATTTCAAAACTAAAGACATTTTGGGAGAGTATTCTTCAAATTATTTATCATTGACGGTTTCAAAAAATAAAAAAATTACTGTTAAAAATTGGACTTTTAATACAGTGAAAGGCACTTCATCTCAGTTGGCTACGAATTATGATTATATTGTATCATTCAATTTCAACACCCTAGAATTATTAAATGCTGAAAATTTATCTAAAATTGATATAACTTATTTATCACAAGATATCGGTACGACTTCTCCACTGGTGTGGGCAGAGAGTGCATCTATTTCTTTTTCTAGTATATCTTCTCTTCGCAATTATACTTTTAATCCACGTGCAACGATTGGAAGTAAAAAAATTTATCAAATAAGAATAACTCCTTATGATACAATTGAAGTAGGAAATTCAATTGATATAAATGTCGGCGGAGCCAAACCTACTGCAATTGCACCAGCTCCAAGCTTAACAGGTTATTCTAATAATCATGGTGATGTAATAGGTAATAATAAAAATATTTTTTGGAATAAGGCTCGTTTTATATTTGACTATGATAGCACGTATACTTATTCTTGTTCTTGTGGTACAGTTCCTCTTTCTATTGATAAAAATTTGAATGATGAACAGTATTTTCTTGATGTCACAACTCCTGATAATTTAGCTCAAGGAAATTATACATTTACTCTAACTCTAACTCCAAGTTATGGCGGAAATACAATCACTAAAACGCAAGAACTAACAGAAACAAAAGTTATTTCTAGCTTATCAATTCAAACATCAAGTGGGACAATAAAGCCTTTTACTTCTGAAGATAAAGACCCATTCGTCGTCGGTTTCTCTAAATTTTATGGAGATGGAGAAGAAGTTGCAGCGCTTAATAGCTATAGTTTTGATATTTTATCTGCTAATAATCTTTATATTTCTTTTGTTGTAAATGGTGTTGATTATCAGATAAAATGGAATGGTGAATTAGACACGACTTCAGATAATAATTTAGTAAGGGCATCTTTCTTGTATGGAGATGGGTCTTCCCTTGGGATATTTAGCGTTTTAAGTTCTCTTATAATGGCTGGTAAATATACTGCGCGAATAAAAGTCAATTTAACAAATAAGTTTGGAAGAGTGTTCTCATTTATCTCACAAAATTCTCTAATAATAGATTATAATGAACCAGTTAAGATAACATTTACATTGAATGAGATAAAGCGTAATAATAAAGCAATAATTTATAGTACGATTTTAAGAGAGAAAGATAAACTTACTTTTATTCCAATTATTACAGGCTACACTAGTCAAACAATATCTTACCAAATTCAAATCTCAAAAAGTTCTAACAATAATTTTAATTCGTGGGAAACTTATGTTACAGGAACGGCAAATTGGGCTGCGACTGCGGCGCCAACAAGAAATAAACCGGTGCAATATTCAATTAGTAAAGAAAAAGTTATTGGTGAGATTTCAGATAGTAAAGATTGCGTTTTTAGAATTATTGTAAATGATGGATATAGTTCCGCGCAGACCTCTGAGAAAACTGGCAGTATAAAAAGGTTCCGTTTTGTTTCTCCTACTTATCAATTACTTTCTAGCGTTGTCGATAGTGGGAAGTTGACTTTACAGTATAAGGTAATTGATATTGGTTTTGATGGAAGCATAAATCAAATAACTAAAAATAGCGGAAGTTTTCTAAAATTGATTTCTAATCTAAGTGAAAGTGGAACTGAAACTGGTAATACTAAAGATATAATCAGTAGCACCGATAATGATTTTTATTCAAAATGGGAACAATTCAAAAGTAATGATTTGATAATCTCAAAAACTGGAATAGAAGATAATGAAAATGCTAAATTCAGTAGTCTTTCTTGCTCTATTACAATAGGAAGTGTTACTAAAACAGTTAACCAGCGAATTCGTTACTTCATTCTTCAACCAACGGTCGCATATCGAAAAAATCGTCTTGGCATCAATACTACATCAATTGATAACATTTCAGATGCAGTAATGGTGGTGCGCGCGCCATCAGAAGCAGTCAAATATATCTATTTCCTCGGCGCGACAGATAGCCCGACAGGAAATGAGTGGAATTCTGTGCCATTTATTGATCTTGAGAACCGCACTATAAATAATCTAATTATAAATGGCGGCTCTTGGTAATTTGACTTTTCTCTAAAATTTAGATATAATAATAAAAAAGGAGGAAAGAAAAATGCAAATGAAAATGTCACAAGTAATGCTACTAAATTCCTTACGCGGTCAGATAGAAGGAAATCAATATTCAATAAAAACTTCTTATAAAATAGCCAAACTTTTTGATGATATAGAGAAAGAAGTAGATTTCTATACCAAGAAGCTAAAAGAACTTATAACTCAATATTCTCAAAAAGATGAAAATGGGAACCCAAAATTTTTAGAAGATGGTGCACAATGTCTAATTCAGCCAGAAAAGATGACTGAATGTCAGGAGAAACTTTCTGAATTAGAAAACATTGAAGTTACGCTGCCAGATTATAAGTTTGACATTGAGGAATTTGGCGAGCTAAAACTTACAACAAATGAGGTCCGCGCGTTGATACCCCTCTTTGGTGAAAATAAATAAAATAAAAGAACCTATTTTGTATAGTTTTAATGAACTTTTACAAAATAGGTTCTTTTATTTTATTTTCTAGAAAATTTTCCTACTTTTATATAGAAGAAAGAAAAAGGAGGAAAAATAATATGGCTAATTATAATCCCTATTCAACACAATTCTTCCCACAATCGCAAGGAAACGTGTATATAATAAACAATTCTATGGAGATTGCTAATATTCCGATCAGTGGAGGTCTTTCTGTTGCTTTGTGCCCAAATGAAGCTCTTATGTATATAAAATCTATACAGAATGGCGTCCCCGCGCTTTTAGCATATAATTTGACTTTATGTGAGACGCGCGCGAGCCAAAGCTCCGATGAAAGAATTGCCGCACTAGAAAAAGAGTTGAGTGAACTAAGAAAACAATTGAAAGGAGGGAAACTAAAAGATGAACTCTAATCCTTTTCAAATGATGATGCAAATGGGTCAGAAAAAACAAAGCGCGACGCCGCCAATTGACCCTCAACGTTTCTGCCAAATGGCGCCGCAACTAACAAAAGAAAACCTCGTTCGATTAGCTCAGCAGGCACGCGCGCAAGGCATACCCGATGAACAAATTGAACAAGGTTTAGATTTCCTTTTGAACCTGAAATAATCTGTCGTCCGGAAGGCAAATTATTTTTGGAATATATATTTTATGAGGTTTCTATTACAATGATGGGAACTGAAGGTTTATCTGCTGGCGATATTCTCGCCCTAACAAAAGACAATGATAACGGTATGGGCGGAGCATGGAACAACCCCTTTATCTATTTGGTTTGGCTAGCTCTTCTCGGTGGGAACGGCGGTTTATTTGGTAACAGAAGCGCTGATGCTGCTGTTCAAGGCGCGCTAACTCGCTCCGACCTCTTTGAG